GGAACAGACGGACGTTGACCCGTAGTACCTACCGGCAGTTTTAAATAGTCTGTACCTTGTACGTCAAGAGCCATGATCTTTCCTTACTGTGTTGTGTCTGGTGATATTGAAACAGTGGTTACATCACTACGCAATTTGTGAAGCAATGCCGTGTCTTCGGCAACCAACCTGACAAGCTTTTCAAGGTTTGCATCTGTGACATACCAATGACCCAAGCTACATTCCATTCCAGCTTGTTCACACAAAGCTTTCAGTTGTTTATCTTTCATATTTTTCTAAGCCGTAACCAATTCTTTCCACGATGTCGTGGCTTCGTCCCACTCATACGCTTTACCGTCAGCAGGCATAGCAACAGGCGCTTCCCACAAGAAAGTCAATGGGCTTAGTACCCATGATGCGTAGGGCTGTGGTGCATAAAAAACGTCTGCTACGGGGTCGTAGTGATAACCCACGCCTGCGTAGTTGCCTCTCAGTGCCTTTGACTGATCTGCGCTTGGGGTGTTGCTGTCAGGCACATAGTGGACGTTGCCACGGGTGTTGTATGAGGTCTTGACCCAAGCGCCGGGCGAAGAGTCTACAAACGTATCAAAAAATTCTGCTTCTGCAACGATAACTGATACAACCTTACCGTCAACGACTTTGGCGTAGTGGCTCAAAATATACTCCTTAAAAATGACGGGCAAACTGCCCATGAAATTTGCTACGAACTTCTGTTGCTACTAAATCTGCTAATTCTAAATCGTCATACATACCAAAACTATACAATTTGTTTTTTAAAGTAATTCTTACAAACCATTTGTTTGCTTCAGTATGCCAATAAACATTTTTGCATCCTGATGTATTTGATGATTTTATTTTTGAATTAAGCGCATTGCTACTAGCGTCTGCTGCTCGCAAGTTTTCAATTCTGTTGTTTAAACCGTTACCATCAATATGGTCTACTTGTTTTGGCAAATAACCGTGGTGCAACAAAAACACTAAACAATGAACTCGATGCTGCTTGCCATCAATCTTGGTTTGGCGATACATAATGCCATTAGCTAGTGCATTGCAACCAGCAATATCACCCTTGTTTGCACGAGCCTTCTTGACTTTCCAAATCAGTTGCCCGTCTTGGTAGTCAAAAAGTTCTTTCAGGCGCTCTTGCGTAATCATGCTGTAAATGTACCGCTAGTTGTAAATGTGTGAATAACGTAACCGCCTGTAATGGTGATTGTGCCGCCTGTGCCTCTAGCAACAGTACCTGTATAACGGATGATGACAATTCCTGAACCACCAGCGCCACCTACTTGAGCGCCGTTAGACCCTGCACCACCACCACCACCTCCGGTGTTTACACTAGCCGCTGAACCCGCAGCAACAGCGCCACCATTTCCTCCGCCACCCGCTCCGCCAGTTCCGGCTGTTGTACCACCAGCAATTCCACCTCCTCCGCCGCCGCCGTAAGTTACCGAAGCGCCTGAATAAGCATTTGACGTTCCTGCACCGCCATTACCGCCAACACTTGCTGTACCTGTTCCGCCCAAAGCGCTCCCACCACCGCCGCCACCACCGCCGTAATTCACTGTGGCTGTTCCTGTGCCACCTGCAAATCCTTGACCAGCAGTGCCTGAGCCGGGCAAACCAGTACCAAATGATCCACCACCACCCGAACCGCCAGAATCAGCAGAAAAATATCTGTTGCTACCACCACCTCCGCCGATTGCAGTTGCAATTGAAGTTATCAATGAATTGCTGCCGGAAGTTCCCTTTCCTGTAATAGAAAGTGATCCTGCGCCGCCTGCGCCGCCTGCGCCAATAGTGACGGTATAGGAAGTCCCGGGGCTTACAGAAGCGGCAGACCCTACTAATACACCACCTGCGCCACCTCCACCAACGCCAACATCACCTGCCGAAATACCCGCCCCACCACCGCCGCCAGCTACAACTAAACTGTCAATAGAATATGCAGTTGACGCAAGCGTCTGCCAACTTACGCCGTTGTAAGCCTCAAGTTGTGCCAAAGTTGTATTCCAACCAAGCTGACCTAAGACAGGACTGCCGGGGCGACCTGCTGTTGTCCATGATGGTGGGCCAAATCCTGTTGAGCCGCCTACATATGCTGTCATGTTCTTTCCTTTACGCCGTAAATGTGCCAGATGTGGTGAAGGTGTGGATTGTGTTGCCGCCTGAGCTAGTTACGGTTCCACCAGTAGCACGTTGTGCGCCAGCGTAGGAGATGATGACTACGCCTGAACCGCCTGCTCCACTAATTCCGGTTACTGTGCCACCACCACCACCACCGGTATTCGCCGTACCTGCTGTACCAGCACCAGATGCAGCACCAGCTCCGCCGCCGCCTGCGCCACCAGTACCCGGTGTGCTACCACCGCCAGTACCCCCGCCGCCGCCGCCTGCATAAAACGCTGCCGAACCCGAAATAGAACTTGAAGTTCCTGCGCCGCCGTTTCCTCCCGCAATTGTGCTTGCATTTGCGCCCACAGCACCAGAACCACCTCCGCCCCCGCCATACTGATTAGCGCCAGTATTGTTCCCTGACCCTCCCGCATTTCCTTGACCGGATGTGCCTGCACCGCCCGCTTGCGATTGAGAACCGCCACCACCTGACCCACCAGCAAGACCTGTATATGGGGCTACAACATAGCTACCGCCACCGCCGCCGCCTAGAAGGGTTAAACCAAGCGCGGTAGAATTTGACCCGTTTGCCCCAACACCACCACTACTTGATGCAGGACTGCCTGCGCCAATTGTTATCGTATACACAGAACTAGCAAAAAAAGTCATTGTTCCTGTTAACAAACCACCTGCGCCACCGCCACCACCGATATACCCAGCGCCGCTACCGCCACCTGCAACAACAAGATAACTGCCCGTATACGCGTTAATTGCGCCCCAAGCACCATTTGCGTAAATCTCAAGCGCATTTGTCGTGCTGTTGTACCGAGTCTGCCCAGTAGCAGGCGAAGCAGGTCTCTGCCCCGTAGTGCCAACAGGAAGTTGTGCAGCACCCGTAGCAGAGTCAGCGTTAATTAAGATGCCAGCCGCAGCAGGTACGGTCATTACAAAGTTCGATGCGGTGTCCACAGCGTTGAGTGTGACACTTCCGCCTAATGGTGCGTTCAACTTAATTGAGCCTGCCATATCTATTCCTTATGCCGTGTAAGAACCCGACGAGGTAAATTTTAATATCGTATTTGAGCCAGAGGTAGTAATAGTTGGTGATCCTGTGGTTGTGCCTGAGTAGTACACCGTGGGTACTGATAGGATGACTACGCCTGAGCCGCCAGCACCGCCTGTTGATGTTGGATAACCACCCGCACCGCCGCCGCCGCCGGTGTTTGCTGTACCTGCTGCTCCATTTGTGTTCCCCGTAAATGCCGCCCCGCCGCCGCCCGCACCACCACTACCGCCTGTGCCACTAAAGCTAGAACCACCACCACCACCGGCATAAGTAACAGATGTTCCTGTAATGCTAGAAGCTGTACCAGCACCACCACTACCACCAGTATTTGTTCCGGTATTTGCATTTCCACCTACTGCGCCTGCGCCGCCCCCACCGCCGCCAACATACGCAGGGGCGCTATTTGCGCCTGTCCCGCCTGAATTTCCTTGACCGCTAGTTCCAGTTGCGCCGACGCCGCTGCTATTTGCTTCATTATCGCCACCACCGCCGCCAGAACCACCGCCACTAGATGGTGCAGCATCATAAGTACCACCGCCACCGCCACCTGTTGATGTAATAGAGTTAAATACAGAATCAGAACCTTGAGCGCCTTTGGCGGAAGTGACTCCACCCGCACCACCAGCACCAACAGTAACTGTATATGTTGTGCCTAAACTTAACATTGTGGTGCTTGTTAAAAACCCTCCTGCCCCACCACCACCTGCACCTCTTGCACCACCACCACCACCGCCCGCCACAACTAAATACGATATAGCAAGAGTCGGCGTAGCACCCACAGCGAACCAATTCCCCAACGCATAAAACTCAGCGTAGCCAAGCGTGGTATTGAACCTCATCTGCCCTGTTGCAGGACTTGCAGGACGCTGTGCCGTTGTTCCTGATGGCAAATATAAACCGCCAGTCGCTGAGTCTGCATACGACAAGACACCGTTCGCTGCCTGCACGTTCACAGACACGTTAGATGCTGTGTCAACAGGGTTGACCTCAACCGTACCTAGAGCGAAGGCTTTGAGTCGCAGTCCCATTACACGACCACCCAGACCGAACCTGAACTAACCGTGACCACAATGCCAGAGTTAATCGTCACAGGACCCGCAGACATGGCGTTGTTACCCGATGCAATCGTGTAGTTGGCTGCGACTGTTGCGCTGTTTACCACGATGCCGTTACTTGCGACCAAAGCTGTTGACTGAAGCTCGCCCGTGCTTGGCTTGTACAGCAAGTTTGCATTGCCCGTGTAAATAGTAGACACAGAGCCAGAGGTTGCCGCAGCAAATGTGGGGTAAAGGTTAGAAGTTGTTGATGTGTCATTGGCAAGTGTCACGCCACCCGCAGGAGTAGACCATGTAGGTGCGCTTGCGCCGTTTGACGTTAAGACCTGACCTGCTGTACCCGCCGCTGTCAAAGCAAGCGCAGATGCCGAGGAGTAAGGCACCGCACCTGCTACAGCCGTCAGCGAGGCATTTGTTCCACCGTTTGCTAAAGCCAACGTACCCGCTAAGGTTACTGCACCAGTAGTAGCAGTGTTAGGCGTGAGACCTGTTGTGCCAGCGGAAAAAGAATTAGCAGCAGACGCCTTTGTGGCAATGACTTGAACAACGCCCGAGCTGTCTTCGTAGAAGAGCTTGCCGTCGTTGTTGTTGATCGCTAACTCGCCGGGCTCTAAGTTGCCAGCCGTAGGCACTGCCGCCGCGGTCGTCGAGAGGTAAAGTTTGATTGGGGTAAAGCCGCTTTGTGCCATCAGAATGTACCTCCAGAAATGTCTGACCAAGTTGGTGCGCCTGCACCTGTTGATGTTAGAACTTGCCCAGCGGTACCAGCTGAAGTGAAAGCGTAAGCAGTCCCTGTTCCGTAAGCCGCGCCACCATTAGTCGGCGTGGCAGTGCCATTTGTTCCGCCGTTAGCGATTGCTAAAGTACCTGCTAAGGTTACCGCACCGCTTGTTGCAGTGCTAGGTGTTAAACCTGTGGTGCCTGCGCTAAATGTTGTAACACCAGACGCTGGGGCTGGTTGCCAAGAAGGTAAACCTGCGGTCAAGGTCAAGATGTAACCGTTCGTGCTTGTAGGCAAGAACGTCGTTGCACCAGCGCCTGACTGGTAAGGCAATGATCCAGTTGCACCGCCTGCAAGGTTAGTAGACGTACCAACCGCTAGACTTGACTGACTTGCCCAAGTAGGCGACGCTGCACCTGCAGAGATTAAAACCTCGCTTGATGTGCCTGCCGCAGAAAACGCATACGCCGTACCTGTACCGTAACCAACACCACCATTAGTCGGCGTGGCGGAGCTATTTGTACCGCCCTGAGCAATTGCAAGCGTGCCGCTAGTGACTTGTGACGCAGCAATCGCAATTGCTGTCGACGCAGCCAGCGTTAACTGACCCTGAGCATTAACGGTAAACGTTGCCACACTCGAGGCAGAACCATACGCCGCAGCGGTCACCGCGGTGTTGGCAATCGCCACAGTCACAGCAGCAGAGCCGTCGTAGCTTGTACCTGAAAGCCCAGTGCCTATTGTAAGTGGATTAGACGCCGTTGCTGTCACGGTGGTCGAGCCACCAAGGCTGACTGAGTTGCCGTTGATCGTGATGGCAGAGTTGGCCAATGATGCGTTTGCAATATTGCTCAGCGTGTTGCTCGCGCCACTAATCGTCTTGTTGGTGAGCGTCTGGGTGCCTGCGAGCGTGGCAACCGTTGAGTCAATTGCAATCGTGCCCGTGGAGGTGATCGGACCGCCTGTTAATCCCGTGCCCGTTAAAATTGAGGTGACGCCTGAGCCCGCTGCAAAAGAGTTCCAAGAGCCGTTAAAGCCCTCAAATAGGTTTGTGTCTAAGTTAAGCCTGAACGCGCCAACAGCGCCTGCGCGTTGCGCGGTCGTGCCACTTGGTACCTGCACCGCGGCTGTGCCCGGTAGCACTGGGTTTGTTGCAATGCCAATAATCGGGTTGCCGCTTGCGCCGTCGCCACTTGTGACCGCGATTTCATTAGCAGTGCCTGTAATCGTGAGTGGCGTAAGTGCCGCGCCGTTGACCGCCAATAAGCCCGTGCCAACCGTGTTTGCAAGGACTAATGGTAAACCACTCAAAGCGAGCGTTGGGTCACCGCTTACCCCGCTACCGTTGGTCAAAGACAGCCCAGAACCGCTCACAGCGAACGATCGTGCTGTGATGGTATTAGCAGCAGTCTTAACAACGATGCCCGTGCCTGCGGTCTCTAATGAGCCGCTAGTGCCGTTTAAACTGATCGCATACGCGCCTTGCGCACCACCGTCTGTGATGCCGAGCCCGACGCCTGTTGAGAAGTAACGGCTATTGGGCAGCGTTGTTTGCAGGCCAACAGTCAAAAATGTTTGCGTGAGCGAGGGGCTCGAGGTAATCGCAGAGACAGTCGTTTGAACCGTTAATCCGTTCTGGACGACAGGCACTAGCTCAGTGCCTGTGATGGCCTGAGCTGCGGGTAGGGCTGTGATCCTGACATCGGCCATATAAATCTCTACGGTGAAAGTACGTCTAAATTACCGTCATTCGGCGTATTCGCTTGCTCAGTTGCGATGCCAACGTCATCTTTGTTCTGAATGTCAGGATCAAGGATAATGTTGTTGTGCTGCTCTGCAACATCCTCATCTGGGCGAGGAAAACGTAAGCTAATCTTTTCAGACTGCCTTGCCGGCAACCTATATGGGTCAAACTGGTCACTACACGACTCAGAGCAAACCTTTATAGCGGGTATGTTGCCGTCTGCACGCATGTCGCTATAAGCTCTTTTCATCTTGCAACGGTCGCATATGAAAACACTCAAACTACTGTTACCAATTGTATTCAAAAAGCGAGGCATTTCATACCCCTATCTCGTGTACATGCTGATATTGGGCGAGATCATAATGGGTGACTTGTCGCGGTTCTCGTTCTGAGCCAACATGAAGTGCTTCTCGTACTGCTGCTCAAGGTACGTTATACGCGCGGCATCAACTTGCGGCAACTCCAACGCCATTTGGTGCGCCAAGCCGTTTTGAATTGCCATGTAAAAGTATTGAGGGATCTCAATCTCGCCGCTTAGATCGCCGACGTCTTGAATATAGCGGTTTAACCACAGCTCGAGCTGAGGGCTGATGTTGTCAGGCACGGGCCAGACTTCCATGTTGGGCTGAGGGATCGTGCGATTAAACCAGTACTGCAAAGGGCGCAACGCCGTAAACGAGCGGTTAGGCAGTGAGCTGTAATCGTCACGGTTCATGCGCGACATGTTAATTGACATCGGCATCGTGCCAAATACAACCTGATAGAAGCCCATATTGACACCCGCAGTCTGCTGGATACGCCAGAAAGGCGCTGTCTCAGAGGGGTCAAGGTCGTAATAAATCCAAGTGCCAGATGCCCACGTCTCTGCGCCGGGTGCGTAAACCGTCACCCAAGTCGTGCCATCTTGCGAGTACTGCAGATTCACGGTCACAGAACCTGACACCGCAGGCAAGATACCAATCGTGCTGATGTAGACAGGGCTGCTCGTGCCGTTTGCAATGCCGATAGAGCCCGTGTTGTTGCTCAGTTGACATATCAGGTCACCTACGCCGTTAAATGCGTTCAGGGTCGTTCCTGACGTGCTGTTGGCACCCGTACTGATGTTGGTGAGCGTGCGGTAGTTGGCGTTGAGCACGTCGACCGTGCCCACGGGCAGGAAGTACTCGTACTTGTTTGGTTGCAGACCAACGATGACTTTGTTGATCGCCCAGTAATTGACGCCGTAGTTACTCAGGCTCGAGAGCAGGTAGTACAGGCTCTCTTTAGCGGCCTGCACCTGCTCGACGGTCAGCTCCTCGGCGAGCTTACCCGCACGGCGTGCGCCGTGATCGATTAGCTGTTGGACAGAGATTGTGGTCTGAGAGACTGTGCCGCTAGTTGACATCTACCACCCCGGACATTTCCAGCGTTTTAAGGAGGCTTTTGCGCGTGGCGCATCGCCGCTTGCGTGCTTGACTACACCAGACATTCTGGCGCAAAATGAATTTTTACGGCTACCGCCCTCTGGCTGAGGGGCTTTCAGGTTCGACCCTGTTGCTGCATTGTACTTCGCACGACCTTTGGCTGTGAGTCCCGCGCCCTGATCTGTTGGCAATTTCTCGCCCCGACCGACTGCTAAAGAGACATCACCGCCGTCTTTCATCTTTGCAGTCTTTGCAGACTGCTTAAAAGCTGCTGCGGTCGGTGCTCCTGCGCTGCCTACCTTGCGCATACGCTCGCCCGAGCCCGCAGCAATACGTTCCTGTTTTTTGTGGATGTTGGCGTATAGCCCACCGCTTTTCATCTTATCAGCCGCCGCAAACTCTTTACCGACCTTCTGAGGCACACCGCCGAACCCACCCTTAGTGTGAGCGGCGGCCTGCATCAAGCGCTTTTGGGCAGGTGATTTGCTCGGCATGATTAGTCTGGGTTCTTGATGTAGATGCCTTCAAACTCAGCAGAGACATTTGAAGCCCCCGCTGAAGCAATCGCCCTAATTTCAATGTCTGTCTTTTCAGTAAAAGCCAAAGGGGTGTGCAGGTCAATCACGAAGTCTCCATTACCGGGGGTACGCGCTGAACTTTGTATTATAAAAACACCACCAAGTGGACGTTGAATCAACTGAAAGTTGGTCGATGCGTTTGCGGTTGAGTTTGCAGATGTGAAGAAAGTTCCCATTAAATACAGTGTGTACCCTGCTGGCACTGTCCAAAACGCCATCTGTGTTTGGTTTGCAGTAAGGGTAATCATGCCGTAAACAATTGCAGGCACACCAGAAGTGACAGTGCCTGTGCCAGCGTAAATAGTACCTGCGGCAGTTGCACCAGAACCGGCGGTGGTCACATAAATACGAGAAATACGCAAATAACTGTTGCCAGTGTTGACTGCTGTTTGCCCATCTAAAAGAACAGACTCGCTAATTTCGTTGTAATCTGCATCAAGACCAAAAATAGCAATTGTTCTTGCTCCAGTTCCAGCAGAAGTGTCGTCTGCGCTTGAACTAGAAATTTTCATTACCGTGGCAGAAGCGGGGTACACATATGTCCCGCCTTGCGCCCAAACTGTTTCTACGGATGTGCCGACATCGCCGTTGATGCCAAATTTAAACAAAGTTTTGTGACCATCAACTTGATTACGAGCGACTTGCAATTCAAACGGCTCGTACGCACCCTGACGAGTTGCTGACGAATATGTACCCATTGCTATTCCTTGGCTGAGTTGAGGCGACCGAAGCCGCCCCCGATTTATTACTAGCAACCGCCTTTTTTCATCGCCTTAAAGCCGCCGCCGTCTTTGCACGCTACTTTAGCGAAGCCACCGTCTGCAAACTTCTGCACAACACCGCCGGTTGCGTACTTCTGAACAACGCCGCCAGTTGCATACTTGGGCATGCCGCCAGTTTTAAGACCCTTGTGAGCCTTAGACGCTGGCTTGCCCTCATGAGACATCAGCTCTTTCTTGATGCCCTTGATCTGGCGCTCTTCTTTCATGTGCATCGCCTTGCTCTCAACTTCGCCGCCTTTCTTGCGCATCATCGGGGCAGCACCAGCGCCTGCACGCTGAGCCATCGCGGCCTCGAGCATTGCTGCGCGAGGATCAGGCTTGCGACCCATTGCTGGGCGACCCATTGCTGGGCGCGAGGGCATGGGACGACGACCCATAGGTTGGGCTGCAGCGGCTAGAGGAGCAGTAGGCATTGCACCGCCCATTTGCATCTTTAGCTTGCCGCCCTTCTTCATGCCCTTGCCGGCCTCATCAACTGAGGGCTCGGTTGACTTCATCATCTTCATCTCTTTGAAACCCATGATCTACCCCTTAGGCTTGTGTGACGCCGAGAGCGCCAGTACGGGTTGCATTTGGACCTGCCGCAATGGCTGGCAGGGCTATTCCCATTACAAGACGTTTGATACCGTCACAAGCAGAGGAAGGTAAATAAGTACCTCTCACATCGCCCGTGGTTGTCGTAGCCGTCAAAGTAGCGGCGGCTGCAAAAGTACCAGCATCTTCTGCTAGAGTGTTGTTCCAACCTGCACGAGTAATGTATCCAGCATCAGTAATGCGTAATGGCGCGCCTAAGATGTCGGTTGTACCTACCGCGACGGTCACCACGCTTGCGCCAGAAGAGACAACACTGGCGATTTGGTAAAAGGCTTTTTTACCGCTGACGGTTGTTGATGCCACTGTTCCTGTTGCAATGACTTCGCTCATGGCTTGACCGTAGTAGTCGTAACCAGAGACAGTAATGTTTACAGTAGTCGGGCTACCCGCGCCTGTGGTCGTAGAGACCGCACGAGGGCAGTCGAGTTGCAAGCCTGTACCGCCACCTGTGATCGTGGCTGATGTCACGCCTGCACCTGCTGCGAGCGTGAGCGTAGTAGCAGTTGTGATAACAGCGGCGACGATGTTTGTTGTCAGTTTTGCCTGTGGGACAGCATCCCAAACATAAAGGCGACCCACCGGACCAACACCTACGCTCATTGGAGATGGGTTTTGCAACAAAGCATTACCAGAACCAATGATTGTGGCGCTTGCTACAGTTTGTGAGGCGCTTACAGTGTAAGTGCCTGTACCGCCAGAACCTGTACCAAAAGCGGTAATGTAAGTTCCATTGGTAAGTGATGTTGAACTGTCAATAAACATACCCACAAATATTGGGTCACCAGAAAGCATTGCGGTGACAGTTAATGTAGTGGTAGCAATTGAACCAGTAAAAGTTGAGACAGCAGGGTAAGCATCCATACCCTGAACGGTAATAGCGGAACCTAAGAATAGGTCGTCTGAAAACTGAGGCATTTTTAATCTCCTGTGGCTTGAACCACTCGGGTTGATTGAAAAAGGGGCTAGGTTTTATGCTAGCCCCTGTTCTACTTTAGACTCCGGGAGTCCCGTACACTGCGCGAGGGTCAGTCCACGAAATCGTGTACCGCTCTGTTGCCTTGTAGCGCATTGAGTCAGTCTCAAAGTCGCCTTCCATAGTCTTTTCAAGACCACGGCGCATCATCAACTTCAGACCTTCTGGCGCGTCAGTCTGCACCCACCAGTTGGTGGCTGAAGTCAAACGGCTCAGTACCGAAGCGCCCTCGGGCATCAGACCAATCGACTTGACTGGGTTGATGTCGTTGTTGGCGGTGCCGGTACGGAGCACAGACTTGAGCAGAACTTCTGCTTGGAACACGTTGCCCGGTGCAACGATCAGCTTCAGCGGCTGAAGACGGATCTTCTTGCCGTTGTTGTCCACAGCTTGGCGCACTTGGATGAGCATCTGCTCAAGCGAAGTTTGCGACAAGTTAGCTGCGGTCGTGAGCTGGTTGCTGAACACGCCGTTTACGATCGGGTGCGAGGTGTTGGTGAGTGAGACGCCGTCGCCGCCGACGTAGCTGCTATTGAACGCACGGTTCAATACGTTAGCTGCGAGCAGTTCTTTTGTCTCAATCAACGACTGCGCTAAGTGTTTAGCGTAGACCTGACCGATACGGATGTGATCGCCGTCCTCAACCAAGACTTTGGTCAACGCGAAGGCTAAGCCATAAACGTTGTACACATAGCGTTGGAGGAACAGCACGCCGCCCTGCTGGTACGAGACGGGGGTGCCGTCAGGTAACTGAGGTGCCGCGCCGAAACCGTACAGGACGGGTTCTTCGTGGTAGTTTCTTGGGATGCCCATTTGCTCGCGGAACACTGTGCTCCACTCATCGGCTCGTTGGTCATAGATTCCGTCGAAGCATTCGTTGAGGATTGGCTCAACAATCGATCGGAAGTCCGTACTGCGCATTGGAGCGGCCATTTTCTAGTCCCCCTTAGATAGCGTTAACAGTAGCAACGAACTGTGGTTTGCTGACTTGTACGCGAACGATCACGTATGGGTCACCCCAGTTATTGTCTACATAGGGAGCCAGATCAACAATGCGGAACTGGGCTGCAGAGCCTGAACCAGCCAAGGAGGCTGACAGGGTCATTTGCGACAGACCTGTAGTTGTTGAGCCCGCAGTGAAGTTGCTCAGATTGGCTTCGTTGCCGACTGCCGTCTGAGCCATTGTGCCGTCAGTCTGAATTTCGTAGACGATCTGCTGATCGTTGTAGAAATAGGCGACGACGCTACCGGCGATTGCAGTAGTGCTTGCAGGCCAGTAGTTAGAGACACGGCGACGACCAGTTGTGTCAGTCCACTCGACGCCTGCGAAGGCACCAGAGACTTGACCGCTGTTGGTTGTTGTGTCCAGAACTGGCAAGATGACGCCAGCGTTAGGCGAGTACTGAACAGCTTGACCCTTCAGGATTGATGTGCCGTAGCCTGAAGTAATTCCATTAGCCAGTGCTTGTGCGCGTTCCAACCCTGTTGGGAAATACGCAGGTCGCAGGCCAAAAGGTGCAGAGGTTGCACTCATAGGATGCTCCTAAAAAACAGTTAAAGGGATAATGTTTTCGCTTTCTTCAAAGCTACAGGCAAAATCATCTGAAACATGATTTTTAGGACTAAATTTTGTTGTCACCCGCTTTATACAAAACGGGCGACTTGATGCTGATTTTAATACGTTTTTACAAAAAGTAAAACTATTTCAACTAAAGTGTGGCAATTTCACGTTACTTTCATCTGGCAAGCTACCCTCAATGCTACCCGCCGCCTTGCCTGATCGGTCGCGCTGGCTCACGAGTTGCTCTTGGTCGACGCGAATCTTGTCGGCCTCGTCCATCGGCTGGAAGTGGTGGTGCTCGAGCATGATGTCTTGATAAACATCCATCGGCATCTTGCAAAGCAGCATCTCGTTGCACATGATGTGGCCCGACTGATCGCCTTCCTTGACCTTGTACATGTCGTAGCCCGGCATCTCGTCGGCGCGTACAGGCATGTAACCTAGTGAAAACCGGCGGTGAATCGGGTCATACTGGCTGTTTGTAGCGAGCCAGCACAGGTGAAATCCGGGTATCTCGGGGATATTCGGTAGCACGGTCTGCTGAAACTCGTTACGCGCACGACGACGCTCGCGCACGATCGGAAAGTTCTCCTCGGGCGCTGCACGCGATGCGTCCTGCTCGGTGCGGTTGTTGCGGCTCTCGCCGGCACTGCGTTTTAAGCGGCTATCCATGATTAGTTCCTTTTGTTTTCACGGTCATACTTTGCGTAGGATTTGATCATCTTTGCGCGTTGATCGGGGTTATCCCACGCGCCCATGTCCTTAATTGCCTGCACACGATCCGCAGAGAGCCTGAACTCGTTACCGCGCCCAGTTGGTGCAGACTCACGCCCTGAGCCCGTCATGCGTGGGCGTTGGGCAGAACGTTGCGGTGCAGCATTGCCGGTGCGATGCGGCAGGTACTTTGAGACGCGATCATCAAGCTCATCCCAGTAATCGGGCGAAGATGGGTCGTAACCCTCGTCGGTGAGCTTTTTGTCCAAGCGCTGAGCGATTTCAGAGTCCATGTCCTTTGCCTGTGGGTCGTACCACGGGTTGCGCTCCATCCACTCCGCGGCATTGCGCTGAACAGACGGGTCGGGCACGTTCATCGTGGGCTTAGGTGGCTGCGACATCTGCCGGGTTGCCTGATCTTTGATAGATTTAAGCGACTCGACCTTGCGTTGCGACTCGTACATCAGCTCCTGAGCCTTAACAACTGCGTCGCCGTCCTGATTTGCGACCGCTTCACGCATTTTCATCTTTGCGTACTCGATCTGCACCTCGGTGTCGTCAATCGCCTTGTCCACACGCGCTAATTCAGCCCCCGAGGTGCGCTTTTCAAGGTGCGCTAAGCGCTCCGAGAGCTGCTGGTTCTGTGTTCTTAAGTTGTTGATAAGGTGACTGGATTCTTTGGTCTTTTCACGATGAATTTGCTTCTTGAGCTTGCGCTCTTCGCGTCGGGCAGCACGAATTTGCTCACGATCGGGGTCAGAATCGAGCCCGTCGTTAGTTTCGACCTCACCACCCTCGGCAAGTTCGGGTTTTTCTTCGGCTTCGGGCGCTTCGCCCTCGGGTAACTGGGCGATCGCGGAGCCGTCTTGCTCCTCGTCAACCTGCATTTCCATTTTTTCTGTTGAGTTCATACGAATTGCCTCATGGTTAAGACTTGGTCAGGGTCAACCTTTGCCCATAACTCAAAATCGTTCAGGATTTGCAGCGAAACTTGGTCTTCTGCGTTGTTTGGGTTGGGAACCGTGAACCGATCGCCTGACCAGCGAGGCACGCGCACGTAATCACCGACTTGGCACCAGATGCCTTCGCCCCATTCGGATAAAGTGTCACGGTTTTTGAATGCGATCGGGCCAAGTGCTAAGACCTTGCCGATCATTGACTGCGCACGCTCAGTTTCGCGTGTTTCTTCTACTAGAATGATGCCGCCTTTACTCGCTTTTTTGACGCTTTTGAGCTGTAACAACACTCGAGCGCCCAGTGGGGTAATGCCGTGCACACACTGCGGGAACGCCTCGTCGAGGGTCTCAAAGTCCTTCATACCTACTCCTTAAAGCGCCATTCGGCACTTGGTTAAAAGCGCCATTCGGCGCGGTTATCCTCGTCTTTCCGAGGCGTCAACTCTAAAGCCGAGTGGTTAGGTCGGTGACCCTTATCAAAAGCCCGACCCCGCTTGCTAAAGGCGTTACAAATCTTCGTCTTTCTCTGTCAAAATCTCGTCAAGTATGTCTAGAGCTTCACCTAAGCCCTGATACGTTCCGACAAGCCGATGATAGGACTCAATATTTATCGCGTAGCCGTCAGCAAGCGACAGCGCCAACTCTAAGCGCCGCTCCTTTATCTTGCCGATCAGGTCGCTGACTGGGTTAACGACCACGGCCGGCCGCTTTGCGCACTGGGATGCCAATGGCGATCGTCAAGCCCATGCCCTTCTTAGGCACTGCGCCGCCTTTTTTAAGGCTGGCAATCTTTGCGCCCGTTGATTTCATTGGCTCTAGAACGCCGCCTCTTGCTGGCAGATTAGCTGCGCCGCCCTCTGCCATGACTGCGCCGCCCTTGGCGTACTTTTGAATGACTGACTTGCCCTTAGCCATAGGCACAGACTCGCCCATTGCCATGCGTTTGTGTTGTGAAATTGCGTCTGACATGATTAAACTCCTTGGGGTGGTGCTTCAGGTTGGGATTGTTGTGCTGCTTGTTGTGCTGCTAATTGTTGTTGCTGTTGTGCTGCGAGTTGTTGACGCTGTGCTTCGTGCTGCTGCTCAAGCGTGAGTAAGTTGATGTCGTGCGTGAGCTCTGCCGCCTTAATCTGCTGGTCGGCAACGTTCTTCTCCTGCTTGGCCTTCGTATCTGCCGCGAGCTTTGCGCCATCAAGCTGTAAACGAGCCTGATCATCGGCCGCCTTACGGTTAGTCTCGGCCATCTGGGTCTGAACAAGCGCCTGCACTGACGGATCAGTAGGCTGTTGCTGCGCTTTGAGTTGCTGGATGGTCTGGATCATCTGCTGCATGATCGGCACCACACCCGCAAACTGCTGCTGCGTGTCTTGGTGCACGTGCTGCGAGCTCGCTGCAAGCAATTTCTGCGCCTCCTGAATGATGGGTTGCACCTTCAGGATGTCAAACTGCTCGCCTAGCGCATTGGATGCGTACCGGTCCATCGAGTTCAGGTACCAGAGCGTCAAGTGCTGCTTTAAGTGCTCAAGCATCGCGGGGATAAACACCGGGGCCATGATAGGACTTGCGCCGTACATAGGGTCCTTGGCGTAGTCCAAGTGAACTTGCATGTGCGCTAAGTGCTCTTGGTTGGGAAACGCGCCCACGGGCTTACCAAGCGTCATGGCGACGTTCTCAAGCGCGGGGTTCATTTCCTTAACGTCTTGCGGATCAGGTAGCACTTCATTGATATCAGGAAGCTTGATCTGCTTAAGAATTCGCTTTTCAACAGCCAGTCGATTGTATAAGTCTGGATTCGCCTGCGCGCGTGCGGCGAGAGCCTGTACTTGTGCATAGCGTTGTGACTCCGCAAAGATGTGGGGATCAGACACTGGTACAACGTCAGAGTTCTTCTCAAAGTCCTTTGAGGTGACGCCTAACTCTTGGCTCATCTCGTCAGGGTTGTCATCCAAGTACCAGCGGTTCAAGCGCCCGATGATCTTGAGCACCCGTGCTTGGCTTGTGTGCAGCCGCGCGTGGATGGATGAGAACACCGCAGCACCCTGCTCGATCAGCGCCTGCGTGGTGCCTACGGGGGCGTTAGAGGTGACGTTAGCGATCTTTTCTTCGGCCGTGGTGACCACACCCTTAGCCGCCGATGTGAGCCAGCCTAAGAGCTGAAACAACACCGCAGAGGGTTGGTTAAACGGCATCGGCATCGCGATCTTTCTCACGTCGTCCACGCCCGGCGCACCCTCGATCTCCGTGACCTGCGTGGGCTCAACAACAATGCTCTGCCCTGAGACCTTGCCGCCCTTGAGCTTAAGCATCGTGGGGGCGTTGTTTATATGAGCAGAATCAAGCAGAGCCCGCAGAGCGCCAGTAAGAGCAGCAGACAGACCGCCAATAAGATGGGGCAAACCCACTGCATACGCACCTCGCCAAGGGATGAACTTAAACTCAACGATCCAGTCGAGCTTAGTCATGAGCTCGTCGCCGTCTTCCCAGTTGCGGTACAGCCCCACAACCTCGGATGACAGGTCATCGATCATCAGGATGTAGGGCGCACGCTCGCCCTTGGACTTCTGATCGTCCTCGAGCTCCATCCAAGTGTAGATGTGGAACACGCGCCGCACGCCGTCGATGTTGTCAGACTCTGACTTGCGACCCTCAATCTTGTTGTTCGCCTTCTCAGGCTTACTCTCCTCAGGCTCTTGGCTCGCACGGTAGATATCTAGATCGATGTACAGACCTGATGAGACGCGAGCCTCAAAGTCGTCCTGCGTGATGTCGTTGACCTCGGTCACACGGCTCGCGGTGTAAAAGTTCGCCGCGGCAAAGGGCAAGTACACGTTATCGATCGGCAGGAACTCGGCGCACGGACGACGCTTGCTCTCGTCGTACCAGATCTTCATGTACTGCGAGCCACCGAGCGGTAACTGGGTTAAGAGCTGCTCTTCCTCGTCACGGTACTCCTCGATCTTCTCGGTCAACTGGTAGTTCATGTAATCGCGCTTGCGCTCGGCGATCATCGTCTTCTGCTCAGTCACCTCGCCCAGAATCTTTGAGCGCACTGGCCCGTCTGGTGGGAAGAGCTCCTTGATGGCTCGCGCCGCAAAGTCCACGCAGCCCTCGGCCATGATCGGATGCACGACCTTACTCGCCCCCATAAACGACGCACCACCGGGGGCGTCTTGCCCAAGTCCCGTGCGACGCAGGCCCTCTTCGTACTGTTTATCACGTCCCTCGCGGGCGTCCTTGTCCTTCTCAACGAGCTCGATGTACTTAGACGCAATGCCCGATAAGTCATACGCACGGATGCTTTCGGCTAAGTTCTCGTAGAAGTCCGGTGAGTCTTCTGGCCCCAGCGTGTCATCATCTAGACGCACAATCGCTGAGCCGTCGTCCTGCTCCTCGACGTCGGGTTGATCAAACAGATCGACCTCCGCGGTGTCACCGAACTCGCTGCTTGCAAACTCGTTGTCACCCTGCGCCGCGGGCGGGATGAAGCGGCCGTAGTCTTGCGGGATTGGCATTTCAGTAGCCATAGTTATTGCCTTTTATTTAATTCGTAACGCATCGCGTCAACATTTGAGGCGAACGACACCTTGCCGCCACGCTTCATGTGAATGCCAGTGCTGAACTCCTTGCGCATCGCAGGAGTGATGTCCATGTAGAACAAAGGCTCGGCCACGCCGTCAGCGTCAACGGTTGTGTTGCCAACATTTGCGCCGTACTTCTTGCCAAACTTCTTGAGGTAGCCGGGGTAAATCTCGTCGTAGTACTTCTTCATGCCCTTGCCGCCAATAACATGGTCAAGGCCTGTAAGCGATTTGAAATTTTCAAAGTAGTCGTCATCAGGTCCCCAACGACCCTTAACCTCTTTAGATACACCACCCTCCTCGTCAACAACTTTTTTTGCAATATCTTTGCCAATAAGACCGAAGAACTCGTCCTCGCTAAGGTACTCCCTTGCGGCGACTTCGCGGCCGTTTTTGATGGCCGACATGCCGTAGGTGCCGTCGGAGTTTTTGTTGTAGTCAAGACGATCGATGCGACTACCCGTGCCAAACCGCTCGGCCACACGCGAACCCGTGGGCAGCGCCACGCGGTCGTAGCCGCCGTCAATCGCGTCTTTAATAGCACGGCGTAACGCGAGCTGGTAGTAGTCGTCCTTGTAGGGTGCCTGTGGTACCTGCTTCTTCTTTAACTCCTCCACGACCTTTGCTATGGTCTGTGCCTCGTCACCTTTTGACTTACCCGCCCAGATTTCCTTACCCCGGGCGTCATATACGGCGACCTCCTCCGGCTTGGTGACGTAGAGGCTCTCGACCGTCCAGCCCTTGGTGTCAATCTCATCGCCCCTGTAGCCGCGCTCACGCCCCTTCTGGTGCCAGTCGGACTGCAACTCGTCGACCAGCAGCGTCTTCTTGCCGTCGGTCACGCGGTCGCTCATGCGCAGGTGGGCAAGCACGTTGGGGTCCTCCCAGTGCGATTCGCGGAATTGATTTGCGTATGCTTCCTTTTGAAGCCGCGCTTCTTCGCGCGCTAAGTACGCACTGCGCTCAGCACGCAGCTCGGTTCTTTCACTCTGTAGCTTGCCAAATTCTTCACGATTACCCTCGGCCTTTAGCTGCGCCATGCGCGCGTCTAAGTCATCAATCTCGGCTTGCTTGGGAAACTCGGGCGTGCGGTTCTGTGGTTGACGCTTTAACTGCTCGATCTCGCGCTCGAGCTTCTCGGCTCTTGTTGAGAGCTGCTTGGCGCTGCTGAGGTCGCCCATTGCCGCGTAATCTAGCGCCCCTCTTTTGAGCGCTTCAAGGCTCTGCTCCTTGTAGACCATGTCCTCGCGCTTGCCGCTTGGCAGGTTCAGGGTGACTTCGCGGTGGTTCTCGCCACCGGGTAGTGACCACTGCGCCCACTTCAGGTCGTTGGGCAGCAGGGCGTCATCGACGACCAAGTCCTCGATGTACTTCTTAGCTTCTGCCTCGTTTTTAAACGTTATGCCTAACGTATTGTTTTTGGAATTGGTGATGTACGTCTTACCGTACTCGCTTGAAATCGTGTACGGGTTCGGCAAGTTCTCAGTGACTATCTCGCCGTTTTCATTCTTGCCCCACGTCACGTTTTCTTTTTTGTAGGTCCTGTCGCCCAGTTGTAGTTTATTCTTGGCGATGTAGTCCTGCACCTCGGCGGCCGTAGCGTTGGGCTTGTCCTTCAAGAACGTATCGAGCCCCATCCCGCTGACCTCCTCCGCGCGCACGTTCTCGCCCTTTAATATGTCATTTAGCAACGCCTGCCCGCTGCCAGACTGGCGCTGCAGGTTCAATGCCGCCGCCTCGGTCGGCGAGTAGAACCCCTGCGCGTTGGCGGGGGCGAGCACCTTGGGGGTGACATCCTTGATAGATAGACCCGGCTGCGGGATCGCGCCTGACGCGCTGAGTTCACGCACCATGTCGTCGACCCTCGTTGCAAACGGGGCAACGGCTTTCGCACCCACTCGGGCAAGCTTCGTTGCACCCCTGACGACTGGTGTTGCAAAGCCCGCGATGTCCAGCGCCCGCGGGTCGAGCAGCGGCTCGGTGCCTGTGCTGAGCTTGCGCCAGTCCTTGTCGATGAGGCCACGCACGGGGTTGTCCTCGTCTGCCTCGCGTGCGGTGCCCGTGTAGTCCTGCAGCGCGGTGCCGGCGCTCTTGAGCGACGAAGCCAGAATCAGATCCGCGAGGAAATGCTTGACCGGGTGCTTCTCGGCGGTCGGCGCAATCGCCTCGCTCACGAACTTGCCGGCACGATCCATGTAGCCACCGAACGTGCCGATGGCGTCCTGTATCGGGCTGCGTGGCGTCGCCTGCATGACAGGGCTGCTAGGGTTCTGTTGTTGTGCAATCTCGAAGCGCATGCGATCAAGCTCTGACTGGCTGACTTCGCCGCCGTCATCAAAACGCTGCACTTGACCGCCGTTGGCCTTCTTGGGCACAGAGTAGTAGCGATCGCCGTACTTGACGATTTTTGAGCCGCGAGACTCTTCTGCCTCAACAGCCTTACTCCACGTTGGGTGCTCTGCGCCCTTGAGCATGAGGTAGCTGTCCTCGGGCAAGCCGTGCAGCTTGCGCTCGCTTTCTGACGCGGGTGCGACCGAGCCCCAATGACCGTTGTCCCCTTGTCCCATGCCGTAAGCGCGAGCCGTCTGGTAGTCGTAGTCAGACCCCTGTGGGTTAAATACACCACCGCCTTCACCATATCGGCGATTCGGCACAAATGTGCCAGTGCTAGGAGTCATGCTGTTCACGCCCGGCATCGACTTCGTGTAGTACTCGCGCTGCGCCTCAGGTGTGGGGAAGAGCGCCCTGCCCTCGGGTGTGTTGATGAAGTCACCGCCCGCTGCGTTAACCTCATGCGCCCGAGCGTTGATGTTCGCCCAGACTTCCTTCATGTTCTCAAAACGATTTGTTGAAGGCAGCACGCTTTGTTGCGTTGCAGCGGGCAACCCTTGCGCACGCTGCATGACTTGGCGGTCGCGCTCAAGGTTAACGTTCGCGCCCTTGCCGAGCTGCAGCGTGTGCGTGAGCTCATGCGGGATCGTGTTCTTCACGTCCTCGAGTTTCTGCATCACCGCGATGTTCGGCTCCTTGAACTTCACGTAGCCTGCGTCGCTGCCCGCTCCGATGTCAAAGCGAAGTTGCGAATCAAAGTACGGGTTCAACGACTCGAGGTAGCGATTAGCGTCGGGCGTCGTCTTGGCGGCCTGCATCAGGTGATATGCCTGCAAGCTCAGCGGCGTAGCATCCTTGGGTGGGTATGGTGCTTCGTAGCGCGCAGGGTTCTTGCCGATCTCAGCAACGAGCTCTCGCACCGTCGGGATGGCCGGCTTGGGCTGGGGCTTGAGCGCGAAGAGGTCCTCGTCGGCCTTGCCGCCGTCCTTCATATGCACCGCGCCGCCGTCCTTATGGCCGTGCTTTTGCAAATGACTCAACCACTCTTCAGTGATCATCTGGCTGGGCAGGCCTTCACCCTTAAAGCCTTTGGTCAGATCGTAGTAGCTGGGATCGCGCGTAGGATTACGTCGTGCAAACTCGGTACGATAATCAGGCAGCGCAATCTCGTTGGGCACCGGACGCACGTTAAACCCAAGGTCTTCGCCGTGAAGCAGCATTGGAAAGCCGGGATGTAAGTCAGGGCGAAACGACGTCTCGCCACTCATCGTGAACAGACGCGGGCCGAGCGAAAAGGTGGGTACATCGCCGCGAAGGCTGGGCTCCGTCTCACGAGTGAGGATGCTAAGCGGATCAAAAATAACCCCCTTGCCGCTCTTCGCGCCGCCCAACGCTACGCCGCCCTTGCTAGGAGGGATGCCTTCGCCGATCATGATATCGGACAATGCCGCGCGGCGATCAAAGCTGTCGGCTGCCTTCCAAATGTTCGGATCGCGGATGTCAGCGCCCTCGCCAAAGTTAAGCGCTAAGTTGTGATTGATCTTGGCTTCGAGCTCGGGGCTTAGTTTCCCGTCTTTCATTGCTTGTCTAAATTCTTTTTCAAGCTTGGCAAACACAATCGGATTGGTCTTAAGCTGGAATTTTGAACCCAGCAGTGTTGTCCAAATTGTGCGTGGGTCGTTTTGATTAGTGAGCGTACTTGCAGCGCTTTGGCTACCCACGCCCCAGACCTTACCTTGGTAGTTAGGATCGGCCAGCGATATTGCGGAAAAGGGAGCACCACCAATGTTGCCGCCCCCAACGCGGGTACGATCGGCTTGGGTGCCAACTATCCGTTTGCCCTCGGTGTTCAGATTGCCCAGCGCCTCTGACATTGGTACTTCAGGCTGGGCTTCAATCTGTGCTGCCGCTGCGCGCCCGGCTGCTGCCCGGTCGGCGGCTTTAATCGTGTTGGCTGCGGCTGCTTGCGCTGCTTGCGCTTCCAGTGCTTCAAACCCTTTGTTCAAAATTGAACTTGAGGCGTCCCTAGCTACTTTGCGCGCACCACCGCCGGCCATGCGCGCGATACCGCCCGCGGCCATCTTCTGCGGCTGGTTCATCAGCGCGTACTTGGCGAGATCAAGGTCGAGCAGTCGTGCTGCCTGTGGGTCTTTAACCATGTTCTTGATCGCCTCCTCGGGCACCGAGTCAACCATCCCGCCCGCGGCGTACTTAAAGTCCTCCTTCTTGCCATACACGGGGTTCTTCACCAGCACGAGCGGACCGATCTGCAGCGCCTCGTCGGCGCTCGTGACGGGCTGCATAGTCGCGCGGTCGTAGAAGTACGAGTGCCGCTCGGGATCCATGCCCACCTGACGCCACTCGGGGCTCTTCAGGTACTCCTTTGCGCGCTCGACGGCCTCCTGCTCACTCAGCTTATTCCAGTCGCCCTTGATCGTTGCGATCGTGCCCTTGGGCTTACCGCTCGCGATGGCCAGCGCGGCCTTCTCGGACATGCCAAACTGCGGGTTAAGCACGCTTGCCACGCTCTCGTGCCCGATGCTCTTGCCAGCCCCAAAGCCGGGTTCCTGCTCGTGCACGGTGGGCACCCAGACGCCGTGGTTGCTGTACGACGGGATGTCAAGGCGCAGTCCGACCGGGTGGCCTTGCTCCAGCGTCTGCGATGGCAGGCCGTAGCGCTCGCGCTTATCGGCCGTGAGTGCGCCGGTGGCCTCCTCGCGCGTGGCGGGTGTGGGCACCGTGGCGTAGGGCGTGACGGGTTTGTATTGGTTGACCAGCGCGTCGTACTCGGCCGCCGAGAGCTCGCCACCGATGAGCTTGTTGGCCGCATCTTGCAGCTCAGGCGTGCGCTGAGTCACGTCCTTGTAGTTCATGTCAATGCGGCTGGTGGCGGCCTTGGCAGCCTTCTTGACTAAGCTGCCGCCAGCCATGTGTACGGCACCGCCCTTGTTGTAGTCGCGCATCGCTCGCACCAAGTCCGCATGTGTGGTTTCTGTGTTGCCGATCTTGTCCCAGACGGCGTGGTGGCCAAGGTGCTGGTAGAACGGGTCAAGGCTTGGGTCGAGCTTAAGCCCCAGCGCCTCTTGGCGTGCGCTCAGGCGATCGACGAGCTCGCGCCCGCCTGTACCGCCCCCGCGGTTCTGAATCGAGCCCAGCCCGACTGGGGGCGTGGTGCCGTGCAGGTTGAGCTGACGCGCGTCCAGCGTGGGCACGTCGCCGCGGCCGAGCAGCGAGCCAACGAAGCCAGACTTGGCGGCCGCGATGCCGCGCAATTCGTCGGTGTAGTTGCGCCAGTCGCCGAGCGAACCGGTCACGCGGGTATTGAGGTCGGTGGCCATGCCGGGCAGGTTCTGCGCCGCCCACTCCATCTTGGCCACCTGATCGTTCTGCTTGCCAAAGGGCGCGAACGCCGCTTGGATTTCTTTGAGCGCCTTGGAATCGAGCTCGCCGCGCTCGGCCATGTCGAGGTAGCGCTGCCCTAAGGGCGAGCCCAGCCACTCGGCAAAGGCACCCTCGGGGCGCACTTCACCCCCGGTGTCGGGCAGCTTCAAGCCGCGCTTGGTTGCCGTCGCGTGCGACAGGCCACCGCGCCCGATCGATGACTGAGTAATGGTGTACGCCTTGATGAGGTCGCGGGCGTTAAGGTCGCCGGCCTCTGCGCGCTTGAGCTGGTCGGCCATGAAGCCGCCGTAGCCGCCTTGAATGTAGTCGGGTACTTCCTTGAGCTTGAGCTCCTTGTCGACGTCAGCAAGCGCCCGCCACTTCCAGTCTTCCACCTTCGTGGTAATGGGATCGATAAAACCCTTGACTGCTCGTTTAATACGGCTCATGGTTTACCTATGCTGCATAGGGGTTGTCGCGCTTGGGGCGGTCGTCGTCGGCGTAGTATAGGTCAGGGTCGGCGACCGGGTCAATGTTTACGAAGCCCATGTCGCGCAGCACCCTGAGCGCCTGACTGAGCGCGTCGACGTAGTCGTCGTGCTTGCTGTCGGGGAAGCTGCAGACCTGACTGAGGAACGCGTCGCACCAATCACGCGCGCAGCCGGGGTTGACCGTCGACTCGGGCAGGTAGACCCGGCCGCGTGCAATCAGCGGGCTCACGATGTTTAGCCGCATGGTCTTGTCGGCGTTGCCCGGATTGTAAGAGCGCACAGGCAGCCCGGCACGCTGTAAGTCCTGCAGCAGCACGATACCGGCCGACTTGTCCTCGATCAGGATCAGGTCGACCTTCTTGCCGTTGCCGAACTCGTTCTCGTCGCCATAAATCTCCTCGCTCTCCGAGATCACCTTGGGGCGCAGCTCGGGGTACTGGATGCGCTCGCTCCAGCAGTCGATCAACATGACGCTCATGCCCTTGTCCTCGCTCGGCTTAAACACGCCAAGCACGACACACGCCGTGGGGTCGGCCGCCGTGCGGGTGCTGGTCGCGCAGTCATATGACTGCACCACGTACTCAAACTGGGGCAGGGGCTTCTCAGCACCCCAGAGCTTGAACCACGCGCGCTTGACGATACCGGTGTCCTCGCTCGAGAGGATCGAGGCGTGAATCTCTTGGTCGCCTAATCGTGTGCCCTCGTACTGCAGGATCTGGTCGCGAAAGCTGGGGGCGAGGTTGTCAAGGTTGGCGTAGGTGCTGGCCGTGGTCAGGTACACGTCCTCGCCGTCACGGTCGGCCAACGCGCTGATCAGGTCCTTGGGGCGCGGCGTGGTGGACGCGATGATGGTCGTGCGCTTGCCCAGCCGCACGCCGAACTGGATCTGATCCCACGCGTCGTCTAAGTACTCCCATGCGGCCAGCTCGTCGAGCCACGCGCCGTGAAACTGCGGGCCGCGGAACCGCTCGGGCTCGGATGCGGGTATACCCTTGATCAGGCTGCCGTTGGTTAAAACGATCTCAGAGAGGCTCTTGTTGTAGTCGGCCAGTAAGACCTTGGGCATCACGTTTAAAATGCCGCTATCGCCCTCAAAGCAGGTCGCACGCACGTCACCCGACGTGGGGGCGGATACCAGCCAGCGCGTGTTGGGTTGGGTCCACGCCCACCACCAGACCTGCTCGGCCGCGGTGCGCGTCTTGCCAGCGCCGCGCCCAGCCAGCAGCAGCCAGATCGACCACCAGTCGCCGGCCGGCAGGATCTGGTGCGCGTGGGCCTTCTTAAGCCACGCGACGCGGGCCTCAAAGGCCGCGCGGTGTTCGGGTGGGTAAGCTGCGTACTCGCGCTGGAACGCGGGATCGAGCAGCCTCTTGGCCAGACTACTTGCCATCTTGGCGCTCGGTCTGCAGGCCGTCGGCCAGCGAGATGAGCGTCTCGGGGGTAAATGCCAACGTGAGCGGGTTCTCGGCCTCGCCGACCAGCACTTGGCGATCGCCGTAGCGCTTGGGGCACCAGCTCTTGAGCAGGCGCAGCCTGAGCTCGACGCGGTTCTTTTGCCACTGGACGTAGGCGCTGTCACGCCGACCGCCCCCTTCGCCGGTGATCCGCTCGGGTTCCTCGTCGATGATTCTGATGGTGTCTTCGGCCAAAACGTCGAAGCCTGCGTCTCTCGCGCGCGCGTACATTTCTCCGAACTCGGGCAGGTCGGTCACCCAGTGCTGCACGGTAGAGCGCTTTGGCATCCCCGGCGACTGCAAAATGCTCACCAACGTCTCACCCATCGACAGGCGCTCGCAGATGTGAGCCGCGAGCTCTTGCGTGTACAGACTCCCTGAACCCTTAGGCCTTCCCATAGCAAACCTCCCGTGATTCTCGCGATTTTATACCACCGTTGTATTTTTGCATTAGGGTTTCCGATAATAAAATAATCGGTTGACAATGTAAACAGGACAGGATTATTGTAGAGGCTCAGTACAAAACACGACAAACACGGAGATCTAAATGCACAAAAATCACCTACAACACACCGTCCACGGTGGCCCAGCTTGTCAACGCGGTCGCACGGGCGGCTCGTTGCGTGGCGAGCACTTCACCTACCCCCACGCAGAGTTTGTTGCCACGTCAGCCGAGCATCGTTGCGCTCGCTGTGCCAGCAGCAAGTTGTTCGCATTCCTTCAACGCAAACACGGAGTCACACCATGAAACCGATCAAAGTCAGCGAAGCAAACTTACCTAAAATTCAGGCCCTGTTGGACGCCGCAAACGGGCGCGCAACCGAGCACGTACTAACTGCAGCTTGGGCAATCCCTGAGATCACCATGTTTTTTGAATCTGAACTTGGTAAGTTGTTACCCAACAAAAAACTTTTTGAAGGTGCACGCGCTGCGTATCGCAGTGGGCAGGCCTTACCTAACGCCTACAAGTTCTCACGCCTTGTGACCTACATTGAGTTTGGGCGTATCGCCACTGGATGGTACATCACTACGCTTGAGGCGCGTCACGAGTACCGCCAAGCTTTCAAGCCCCGGCTCACACTTACTGCAGAGCAGGACGCGGCCGCGATAGCCAAGTTTAAGTCGTACTCGTACAACGTAGTTGACAATGTTAAGTAAGCCGCTTTATACTAAAATCTTTCTACCCAACCACACGGAAAACACCATGAACATCAAAATGTCAGCACCAACAGCCTTTCGCTCACAGAGCCCACTGGACAACGCAATGATCGCGCGCTACGCGCCCTCTGTGTTCGCTCAGGAAGCCCACGACAGCCGTGGTGAGCGCTACGCCTTCATCCCAACCAGCGACGTGCTCGACGGCCTGCGCGCCGAGGGCTTTGAGCCCTACGAGGTTCGCCAGACCCGCGTGCGTGATCTGAACAAGCGCGAGCACACCAAGCACCTGCTGCGCCTGCGTCACCCCACGGCGCTCAAGAACGACGAAGGCCATGGTGAGATCATCCTGCTGAACTCGCACGACGGCACGAGCTCGTTCCAGCTCATGTCGGGCTTCTTTAGGATGGTGTGCGCCAACGGCATCATCGCCGGCGACGTGGCCGCGGACTGCCGCGTGCGTCACACCGGGCGCGTAGTTGACGACGTGGTGGACGCGTCCTACCGCGTGATCGACGAGCTCAACGCTGTGGGCTCGCGCATCGACGACTACAAGGCCGTGACGATGGATCGCCCCCACCAAGAGCTCTTCGCACGCGCCGCGTTGGCACTGCGCTACGACGACGGTGCCGCACCCATCACCTCTGATCGCCTGCTCACCCTGCGCCGCTGGGATGACAACAAGGACAACCTCTGGACGACGTTCAATCGTGTGCAGGAGAACATGATCAAGGGCGGCGTGCAGGGTCGTACAGCTAACGGTCGCAACATGTCAACCCGTGCTGTGGGTGGCGTGACCGAGAACGTCAAGTTGAACAAGGCGCTCTGGACGCTGGCCGACGAATACGCCAAGCTTGCGGCATAAAAACAACAGGGGCTTCGGCCCCGTTTGCACAAAATAACTTTACAATGTAAACTGTAGTTTCAGTACCCAAACACGACAAACACGGAGCCTTAAAAATGAACTTCACCCCCTCAGCAGTCGACCAACTCGGTCTCCTCCTCGCCCAAATCGCCGACCTCACCAAGCAAGCCGACGCCATCAAGAAAGTCGTTAAAGAACGCGGTGCCGACGGCAACCTCGAGATCGATGCCGACGGCGTCGCGTTCGTCGAAGGCTCGTTGTTTCGCGCGACCTACAGCGAATTCAACAGCACCATCTTCGACAAAGAAAAGTTCGTCAAGCAGTTTGGCGAGGCCGAGTACGCCAAGTACACCAAGCAGTCTGCCTCGTTCCAAGTCCGCGTCAAAGCCCGCAAGTAAACTCACCAGCCCCTTCGGGGGCTCAAGGATTTTTATGAACAACGAACGCCGCAAAATCATCAGTGCCCAGATCGCCGCCATCGAAGAGGCGCTTAGCCAGCTGCAGGAAGTTTTTAACCAAGAAGATGAGGCCTTTGGCAACATGCCAGAAAGCCTCCAGCAAAGCGAACGCGGTGAGAAGATGTCCGAGGGTATGGTCGGCATCGAAAACGCCATTAACAGCCTTGAAAACGCCCTAGAGGACTTAGGAAACTTATGAACTACGAACAACTGCTCGCGTCCTACCCCGATGACCTCGCCAAGCACGCAGTGTGCACGGGCTGGAACGCGGCCAACACCGTCATGATGAACGCGATCATGAACCAGATCACCGTCGCCACCGAGGCCGGCAACTACTCGACCGCCTCGACGCTCTTCAGACTGCTCGACAACCTGCAGTCCACGCTCGCCATCAAGCGGGTCTAACCATCGCGCGCAAGAGCTCGACCTGCGTCGTGCTCTTTTCCCCCAGCCGCGCCAACACCACCTCATCTGTCGTACCCGCCACAACGAGGTGGTGGATAAAAACCGGCCTTGTCTGACCCTGACGGTGCAACCTCCCGCAAGCCTGAATGTACTGCCCAAGGCTTGCCGGGAGTGTGAACCACACCGCGATACTTCCCCCGTGCTGCAAGTTCAGCCCCGCCCCGCACGAGTCAGGGTGCGCTAAGGCGACCTTCTGCAGGCCGGCGTTCCACTTATCAACGTCCAGCAGCTCGGCACCCGTGGCGGCCTGTATGCGCTCGATCTCGTGCCTGTAGCCGTAGAACACCAGCACCGGGTTGCCGTTCGCGGCCGTGATCACATCCTGCAGGCCTGCGAGCTTCACGTTGGAGAACACGTGCACGGCCTTGTCCTCGTCGTAGATCGCCCCGCCCGAGAGCTGGTGCAGCTTGCCCCAAAGCACCGCGGCGTTGGCCGCCGTGATCGGCTCGCCGTTTGTGATGGGCAACAGCGCGTCGCGTCTGAGCTGCTCGTAGACCTTGAGCTCACCGGGCAGCATCTCGACCACCGTGTTGCTGTTGATGCGCTCAGGCAGGTCGAGGTAGTCCTCAGCCCGCATGGCCACCGTGATGTCCTTAACCCTTGCGTGTATCTCCTTCTCTGCGTTGGGCCGCGGTGCGAGGTTCCAGCCCATGTAATCGCCCACAAAGAACGCGTTGATGTAGCCCGTGTAGGTCCTGCCCAGCCTCTCGCCCCTGTCAGCCAAGTAGCACTGGCTCCAGAGCCCCAGCAAGCCCTCTGAGGCCGGTGTGGCACTCAGGAGTATCACCCGGTCAAACTTAACGCGCCTAAGGGCCTTAAAACGCGCCGTGGACGGGCTCTTGAACCCTTGGCTCTCGTCCACCACCAAAACATTGAACGGCCAACGATCCTTGAGCTCGTCCACCAGCCACTTCACGTTGTCTCGCCCGATCACCTTGACCGCGCACGGTGTCCTGAGCGCACGTCGTCGCTGCGCTTGGTTGCCCTTAATCACCAGCATCGGCATCTTGGGTGCCCAAAGATCGCGCTCAGCCTCCCACACGTGCTCAGAAACACGCTTAGGAGCCACGATCAGCACTTGGATAGGCTCACCCCTTGCCTTCATCATCCGAAGCGCCTGCAGGGTCGCTGCGGTCTTGCCCAGCCCCACCTCCGACCAACACATCGCCCCGCGGTGCTCCACCATGTGCTCGGCCATCCTCAACTGATAATCGTGCAGTTTCATCTAAGAATCCTTTAACCTCATCGTGCCCATACAGGACCCGGGCATCAAACCCCAAGTCACCCAAAACCTTCAGCCGGTACTTTTGCAACTCACTAAGTTTTCCTGTGCCTGTCTTCAACTCGATGAACGTCACCCGCCCGCCCGGCATCAAAACCAAGCGATCAGGCCACCCCGCCGAGGCCGGGCTGACGAACTTCACCGCCTGCCCACCAAGCCGCTTTATACCCCCCACTAAACGCTTTTCTACGTCCTTTTCCATGTCACCCATGACACTATGACCAGCTTTGCTAACTCTATATAGGAAGTATGTAGTGTGTTACCACCTACCATCACAGTTACCCTATATAAAATATATATAAATATAGTGACATAGGTGACATGTTCCCTATGATGACACCTAATGTCACTACCCCCCTTTCATGTCACCGTATAGTGACATGAAAGCCCTTTTTTGCCTACTTTTTACACCGCATGTCACCATGTCACCCATACGGTGACATACGCCAACAGTTTTTAGCCATGTCACCATACCTCGCCCCCAACGTCCACAACCCCCATCGCCTTGCTCAGCGGAACAGCCAGATAACGGCCCGTTGAGAGCCGTTTTTTGAGCCCACCGTTCAACTTCAGCACCGCCGCACCCGCCAAACTGGTGTCCCTTTTACTGGGACTCCTCACGTCCAGCCACCTCAGAATCTCTGAGGCGCTCATCCACTTACACCGCGTTTCGCTGAAATCCGCCCACGCCAAACCGTCCGTTATGAGCTCCACAATCGGGTCGGACTGCTCAAACTGGTTGTTATGCACGCTCACCTCGCCCATCTCCGACTGGCTCAGGTAGTGCACCTCGCCAGCCTTCCAGAGCGCCAGCACCTCCGCCCAGAGCTGCTGCATGTCGATCGAGTGGTCGTGCACGACAGCACTCACCGGGATCACCCAGAAGCGACTGTTGCCCGTGGGGTCACCCAAGAACGTCTCGTCGTTCACCGAGGCCGCGAACACCGTGCGCCGGGCGTAGCGCGAAGACGCCGCGGCATAGGGTCTGCGTATCTCGTCCACCGTCTGGGTGAGGAACGCCTTGAGCGCCGCGATGTCGCTCTTCTTAAACGTCGCATCAAGCTCACCCAGCTCAGCCAGCCAGCCCGAGAGCACGTTCATGAGCGAGTCCTTGTCGTGCACGTTCAGGCTCTTGCCGGTGTTGACTAGGTTCAAGTTCGCCGGCACAAGCGAAGTCAGCCACCGGGTCTTGCCGATGTACTGCGCGCCTTGGAGCACCAACACGCCGCGAGCCATCACCCCGTCGGGCGAGTAGGCCGCGGCAATCGCCGAGAGCGCCCACTTGCGCATGAGCAGCTCCTTGCGCCCGCGCTCGATGGCCTCGGTCACCTCCACCAGCGTGTCGTACCAGCTCTGCAGCCGGCTCATCCCGTCCCACGGCTTGCTACTCACCCACTCGACCACCGGGTTGTAGACGTTCATGTCGGCGATGGTCGTGACGATGCTCTTCAGGTACTGCGTCCTGATCTCGGACTTGTGGCACATCGAGCGGATCACCGTGAGCGAGGCCTCGGCCGCGTTGTCCATCGTCCACCCCGCGCCGGGCACGAGGATCTCGTCGTGCTTGTTGATGCAGTTGTAGCGCACGACTATCCCCGCGTTCTGGCAGACCGCTGCCACGTTCTCAATCGTCTGCTGGGGCGCGCCCTCGGCGTTCATGTCAGGCAGCGCCACCTGCGCACGCCGTGGGCGCATCATGCGCCGGATGTCGGCAACTGGCATGTTCGCCCCCAGCTCCGCAAAGCGACGCCTAAGCGCCTGCACGAGTGCCGCCTGCTCAACCTGCCCAACGTCCAAACCGATCTCTGCCGTGAGCGCCTCCAAATCTGTTAAAGCGGCCGCCGCGATGCGCTCCGACCAACTGGCGACGGCCGCTGTCTTTTCCGCGGCGATTTCTGGCAAACCCTCGCACATCTTGAGCATGGCCAGCTGCGAGGGGTGTGACTGTATCTGCACCAGATCGAGCGGGTCAGCACCCTCATCGAGGTGCCCGAACTTGTGCACCCGCACCAAATCGAAGACGTTAACCGCGCGCCCCAGACACGGGTCGGTCGCGTGCTTGTTGACCACGTGCATACGGTCGTCGCTGATAAAGGCACCACCCACTGAGCCGCCACCGGCCTTGTAGGTGAGCCGGCGCTCGTTGTCATCCATCTGGAAGCGGAACTTATCCGGGAGCCAGCGCACGATCACCTCCTCCACGCTAAACGCGCGACAGAACGCGCCCACCACGCCGGGCTTCTCGCGAGGGTCACTCATCGTGTACGACCCCTCGTACTCAGGCACCTTCACGTCCGACACGTCGATTGCGACCGAGTCAAACCAGCCAGACGACATGCCTGAGCGAGCACCGACCGGGTCAGCCACACCGGCCTCGAACACAGGCGCGGCCGTGTAGTGCGCCTGCACTGGGTTAAAGACCGAGTGATCAAGGCCTGCGATGCCGATACCCCACGCACGTAGCTGAGCGCTCGTGCGAGGCTCGGCCAACCAGAACCACACGTGCGCCTTGAGCACACCGGGTGTGCGCCCTGCAGACGACGAGAGCTGCCACCAGTAGCGCACACCAGCGAACGCAGGCAGCGTGGTCTCGATCCACGCGTCGATCGCCTCCTCGGGCGCGCCCTCGTGCTCGAAGTTATCAACGTCAAACATGACCGCGTGCAGCGGCTGGTCAGTAAAGTTAACCAGAGCACGACGCACGTAGCCCGAGTACTCTGACTTCTCAGCGAGCTCGTCACCCACGTAAGCCCCGCGTATCAGGCACACGTCGGGATTACCCTCAATCCTCTTGAGCATCGCGCCGAGCTCGTCTAAACTTGCGACCTGCTCGCGGCGCATCTTAAAGTGCTTGGCGTCCTCGTAGCCATCGATCGTACCGTCTTGTTTCCATAACTTGGTCATCCTGCGACCGTTCATCGTTTTAAGCAACGTTATCGTGTCTGTCATATCAAACCTTGTAGTTGAATTTCTTACCCGCGGCCAAACTCAGCGCTGCTGCGAAGCGCTCCGAGGGTTTGCGCTTCCCGTGCGCGATCATTCCAAGATAGCTCATGCTGCTGTGCACGCCAAGCGCAAGATCACGCTTTTGCTGCGCAGTCAGCGAGGCATAATACTTACTGAACTTGAACATACAAAACCTCCGAAAGAGCAAAAATATTAACACAGTTAAAATCCGTGCTACTATTTAATTTCACAAACACGGAGAAACACAAATGTTTACGATCAATATCCAAGCCCAGACAATTGAAGAGCTACGCCGCAAGGTATCTGATTTAAGTAGCGCGATATCCACGATTAGCAACGCGGTGATGGTGGCCGACGAGCCACCAGTCGCAGAGGAAGCCACGCCCGTCACACCACCCAAGACCCGCAAGAAAAAAGAGCCCGAGCACATCAGTGTCGAAGACCTGCAGGCGCTGTGCGTGGCCACGGCCGCGGAGGTTGGTAGCCCCGCAGTCAAGGCGATGATCTCGTCCTACAGCACCGGCGGCATCAAGGCCATGACCGACGAGCAGCGCGACGAGCTGGCCGCCAAGTTGAGCAACCGCCATGAGTGAGCACGCCTACCTCGGATGCTCCAAGAGCCACCAGTGGTTAAATTGCACACCGAGTGTGCGGCTTGAGTCGCACTTCCCCGACGAGCAGAGCCCATACGCGGCCGAGGGTCGTCTGGCGCACGAGCTCGGTGAGCGCGCGCTGGTGACAGGCAAACCGGCCGATGAAATTATCGGTGACTACAGCCAAGAGATGCGCGACGCGGTGCAGATCTACCTCGATTACGTGCGCTCGTTCAAGCACGAGCACATGCTGGTGGAGGTTAAGCTTGACGTGAGCCCGTGGGTGCCCGAAGGCTTTGGTACGAGCGACTGCGTGCTGATCGATCGCCAGACCATCCACGTCTTTGACTACAAGCACGGCAAGGGTGTGGCCGTGGACGTTGAGAATAATTCACAGGCCATGCTCTACGGCTTGGGTGCGATTAACGAGTACGACTTGGTGTACGGGCCCTTCACTGACATCGTGCTCCACATCGTGCAGCCACGCATTCATAACATCAGCTCGTGGGCCACCAACGTTGACGCACTCCTTGCATGGGGCGAGACAGTCAAGCCAATTGCTGAGATCGCGTTTAAGGGCGAGGGCGAGGCTGTTGCAGGTGACCACTGCCGGTTCTGCAAGGCGCGTCACTCGTGCCGGGCACGCGCTGACATGATGATTGCAACAGTGTCTGACCAACCCGCAGGCGAGCTGATGGCCGATGCAGAGCTTGCAGCCATCTACCCCAAACTTGCTGGCATCGTCGCGTGGGCAAACGACTTGCAGGATCAAGCGCTTAAGCGTGCAGAGACTGGCGTGAAGTTACCGGGTTTGAAGTTGGTCGAAGGTCGCAGCGTGCGCAGTTGGTCAGACGATGCAAAGGTTGCAGACAGGCTTTTAACAAACGACTTCAAGTCCGAACATATTTATGCTACAAAGCTGCTTGGAATAGGTGCCATCGAAACCCTCGTTGGCAAGAAGAAATTTACCGAGTTACTTGGTGATTTAATTACCAAGCCGCCCGGTAAACCCACGCTGACAACGATCGAGGACAAGCGATCGGAACTCAGCACAAACGATGCAGCGCTCGCCGAGTTGCTGCGTTCTTAAACACGTTAAAAAGGTCCTACTATGGCAACCGCCGCTAAAATCCAAGTTACACGCTCTTCACGAGTTAACTCACCCAAAGCACGTGCGTCCTATCCGCACATCTTCAAGCCCACAGCCTTCCAAGGCGAGGGTGACCCGAAGTACTCGATCAGCCTGCTCGTGCCCAAGGCCGAGAAGAAGTTTATCGACGACCTGCGCGCAGCCCAAGACGCCGCGGTGAAGGAGCTCTACCCGACCAAGGTGCCCACGAACTTTGAGCGCTGGGGTATCACCGACGGCGACGAGGTCGACGACCCTGCGGCCAAGGGCAACTGGGTCATCAAGGCGAGCAACAAGCAGCGCCCGCGCATCGTGGACGCCAACAGCGCCGAGATTCTTGACGAGCTCGAGGTCTACGGTGGCTGCTACGTGCGCGCCAGCCTGAACGCCAAGGCCTACGGCACCTCACAAAAGGGTGGCGTGACGCTCGAGCTCAACGTCGTGCAGAAGGTCGCCGACGGCACACCGTTCGGTGGCGCAGCCAAGGCCATGACCGACGCGGTCAACGAGCTCGGTGCCTACGAGGCATCAGGCGAGGACTGGTAAAGTCATTACAGGTCGCCGGGCACCTGAACCCAAAGCCCGGCACCAACACGCATGGGGATTGCCGTAACCACAGAGCAGCAAGTCGTAAGACCCTATGCCCGAATAGCAGTCCTCAGCCGTGTTGGTATGTGAAAGCAGATGCTGTGGTGATGGGTAGCGCCCAGCAGCCATTCTAGATAGTCGCTGAGAACAGCTTGCCACGGTGCAGCGAGTAGTATGCCAACAACTAAAACGGAGAACACGATGAAAACGGTCGCACTAGATATTGAGGTCTACAAGGATTACTTCCTCGTCATGCTGAAAGACCAGCAAAAGACGATGTACTACGAGATGTACGAAGGCCACGACCTGAACCGCGACGCACTGCGCAGCGTGCTGAGCAAGGTCTGCGTGGTGACGTTTAACGGCAACGGCTACGACATGCCGCTCTTGAACGCCGCGCTCGAGGGCGCGAGCTGCCAAGAGCTTAAAGATCACTCAGACAACATCATCGTGCACGACACACGGCCGTGGGAGCTTGACCTGCGCGCGCCCAAGGGTGTGAACCACATCGACTTAATCGAGGTCGCACCGGGGCTCACAGGGCTTAAGAACTACGCCGGGCGTATGGGCGCACCCAAGATGCAGGATTTACCCATCGAGCCATCGGCAAGCATCACGCCTACCGACCGCGTGGCGCTGCGCGAGTACTGCGAGAACGACCTAAATGTGACCCTCATGCTCTACGAGCGCCTGCAGCCCCAGATCGCGTTGCGTGAGAAGTTAGGCGACCAGTACGGCCAAGACCTGCGCAGCAAGTCCGACGCGCAGATTGCAGAGGCCGTGATCAAGGCCGAGGTGCACAACGTGACCGGTAAGCCCGTTGGCAAGCCCCGTGTGACGATCGGCAAGGTGTTTAAGTACAAGGCACCCCCATTCATCCAAGAGAGCGAAGCGCTTGATTTCGTGCGCGCGTGCGACTTCGTGATCGCCGACACAGGCTCACCCAAGTGCGAGGCGCTAGACAACTACCGCGCTGGCAACTACCGCGCTGGCAACTACCGCATGGGGATCGGCGGCCTGCACAGCACCGAGAGCGCGATCACGCACATCGTGGCCGAGGACGAGTTCTTAATCGAGCGCGACGTGGCGTCCTACTACCCCTCGATCATCCTGCAGTGCGGCCTGTACCCAGAGACGATGGGCGAGGCCTTCCTTGACGTGTACACGACCATCTACGAGCGCAGGCTGGCCGCCAAGGCCGCGGGTGACAAGGTGACCTCGGACACGCTCAAGATTGCGCTTAACGGCACCTTCGGTAAGCTTGGCAGCAGGTATAGCTGCCTGTACTCACCGGGCCTGCTCGTGCAGGTCACGCTCACCGGCCAGTTAGCACTACTTGACCTGATCGCGATGGTAGAGGGCGCGGGCGCGCAGGTGGTGAGTGCAAACACCGACGGCATCGTGATACGGGGCAAGAAGACGCGCTACGTGGCCGTGCAGGAGGCTGTGGTTAAGTGGGAGAAGTGCACGGGCTTTGTGACCGAGGAGGCCGCCTACCGCGCGCTGCACTCGCGTGACGTGAACAGCTACGTGGCCATCAAGCCAGACGGCCGCGTCAAGCTCAAGGGTGCGTATGCTGCCACCACGCTCTCAAAGAGCCCGGCTAACGAGATATGCTCGATCGCGGCCGTGAAGTACTTGGCAGAGGGCACACCGATCAGGCAGACCATCTACGGCTGCGAGGACATCACGCTCTTTGCCACGGTGCGTGCGGTGCGCACAGGTGCGATCTACAGGGGCAGGTACTTGGGCAAGGTGGTGCGCTGGTACCGCGCTACTGAGGGTGACTTCATACGCTACAAGAAGAACGGCAACAAGGTACCCAAGTCAGACAACGCGGTGCCAATCATGGAGCTGCCAGAAGTTTTACCCACTGATATCGACTACCAGTGGTACATGAGCGAGGCGATTAAGATTCTGATAGACGTAGGTCTTCATAAACTTTATTGACTCAGTTAAAAAAAAGCTTTACATTGTCAATTCACACGGAGAAACACATGCTCACACGATATCTTGCTTTTGTAGTTAAGGCCTCAGTAATTCTGTATTCCATCTTCATCCTGTACTTTGTTATTTCTTACGGGATGTGATCATGGAACTCAAACCAGAGCACTTACCCTACGCCCCAGCCTCGGCCACCAACGTGCAACGCACTTGGAAAAAATACGGCTGGACCCCACCCTCAAAAGATTCAGAAACCATTGCCAAGTGGGACTACTACAAGAGTCTCTCGTTGTTATCAGAAACCGCCCTACACATTAAAAAGGATTAAACCGTGGAACAAATTACACAGATCGCATTGAACAAAGCCATTGTTTTATTAAAGGCCATCAAGGCCGAGTACGTCATCCAGATACCGGATGAGCCAATCATCAACGAGGGCTCGCTTGAGGTGGTCGCACCGCGCGAGCGTAAGAGGCGTCAGATGACGGTACCCTACGGCACGTACAGCACCTTTTTAACCGGCAAAGACTTTGACAAAATGCAACCCAGTGACGTGTTTTTACTTGAACCCGGCGAGTTTGACGCCGAGTCGTTGCGATCGGCGGCCGTGTCGCGTGGGTGCAAGCTGTGGGGCAACGGCTCGGTCATAAGCACCATTAAAAACAACGTCATCGAGTTCATGAGGCTGCAATGAAAGAACAACGCGAAATGCAGACGCACGTCGACGAGCTCAACGCTCATATTAAGGCGCAGTCAGATAGGATTGACTTCTTAAGCGCGACGCTTGATCGAACGACTAGGATACACCGCGGTCTGGCGGCTGATGCGGCACGCTACCGCTGGCTGAACAAGTACACCAGCCAGTTGTTCATGGTGACCGAGCAGCAGATGAACGACGAGGTTGATCGTGCTATGGCGGGGGGTGTGAAATGAACAAGGAACCCGTAGCACATGTTGTATTCATCAACGGCGCACCACGGTCCGTGATGCTGACAGAACATGCAATTGAGCTTGACGATGAGTTGATTCAATCAACTCCTGTATACAAGAGCGTACAGAAAGATTGGTACTTCATCAATGAGGTGCAATTTAAAACGCTTGCTAAAAAGTTTGGGTATGTGAAGGAGAAGGTGAAATGAAACACAAACACGCAGACCTTATCCACGCTTGGGCGGATGGTGCGAAGATTCAAGGTAAAAGTGAGTATGTGGAATGGCGCGATTTAAGACACCCGTCTTGGGATAAAAGTTGGCAATATCGCATCAAGCCTGAACCAAAGCCTGATGTAGTGAAGTATCTAATCTGTGGTCTGAAGTCGTGGGTAGAGGTTGACGACCAAGTCGGGCATGAGTGTATCAAGATTGTTATTGATGGCAAGGGCAGGTTGAAATCAGCGGAGGTGATGCCGTGATAGACCTAACCTCTAACGCACTTGAGCAAGCCCTTTTGTCTTTGTGGAACGCAATTGATGAGTCAGGTGAGCGTATTACAGTACGTCCAACAAAGTTGATTGTGCCGCGCAAGTGGTTACGCAAGGCTATCTTTGTGATGCACGGCAAGCACAAGAAGCACTTGATGCCGTTTAAACAGCGCAAGGCAACACGCAGGGCTAAGGCTCGACAACACGCATCATTTATGACACCGAGGTGGGCAGTATGACAATCAAAATTACTGACAACCATGAAGATTGTATTAAACGCATTAAGCATTTGGAAACGGTTTGTATGGTGGCGGGGTTTTTGTTAAATAAAGTAAATCTTTCGTTTGTTATGAGTTATGGAATGCAAGAGCAAGTGTTGCAATGCATTAAAGATTGTGACGAAATTGCTGAAACAAGGGGCAAGCTATGACCACACCAATCACATCAAAACAACTTGCAGCGCACATCTTGAAGATACTTGACGATGTTGTTGCTGACTACCCTGAAGACGAGCGTGAGGAGGCTAAGGCTGCGATCCTGAACGCCTTCTCAGGTCAGATGTTTGCTATGCCAATGGGAGATGACGCATGAACGAACGATTAAAAGAGTTGGCTGAACAAGCGGGGTTGGAAGAGCTTGGTGATGGCGACTGGTGCTCATTAAATCACCCTGATGTACGAGCCGAACACCTTGAACACTTTGCCGACCTTGTGCGCCAAGACGAGCGTGAGGCTTGTGCTGCCGACTACCTGCAAGATTGCTGTGATGCGGTTGAGGCTGCAAGGCTTGATGAACGTGAGCTTTGTGCGAAGATTGCTCTTAAATATGAGCCAACTGAACGACAGCCTTACGTTACTTATGCCGCAGATGAAATCAGAGCAAGGGGTAATCATGAGCAAGATTGACTTAATTATTGATGCGCTATCGTGCTATTGAAGCCAAACTAAAGGAGAAGAATTATGGGTCTGTTTAAATCAGGTAAGTCAAAGGCAGATGATCTGCTGTCAATTTTAATACCATCACTCGAATGGCAAATGCGAGAGGAACTCAAAAAACGTTTAGCTGTACAAATGGAAGATGTAGTCAATGAGGTAGCAACGCAAGTGATTGGTTATGGCTATGACGAGGCAATCAAAGAACTAACTGTAAAGGTTCGTGCGCCTAAGCGTGAATGGGTCGGGCTGACCGGAACAGAAATAAATCATATCTTTGCAGCAAATGTTGGATACCCCGAACGAATGTGTCTTGCTATCGAAGCCAAACTAAAGGAATTAAACACATGAAAGTCCAATCAGCAATTAACTTGCAGGGTATTGTTTTTACAGTTGGCACAACTTCTCAAGAAATTATGTTCAAAAAAGGTGAGCAGTTTGAAAATGAAATGGCAAACACCATAGAAGTCATTGTCGGCGGTCAAGACATGACGATTGCGCAGGCTCGCCGCAAAGAGATGCACGACAAACTGGATCAATGGATTGATGGGGTGGAAGAATGAAAGATAACAAGGACAAGGAGTTTTACGACCTTGGCAAAAAGATGTTTGACCACATACAAGTGATTAAAGCAAGGACAAAAACGATGACTGAAGAAGACGAAGCCTTTGACGCAATTGAACGCGCCCAACAGCAGCGGGTCGAGGACAGCATACGCCGCGCAGCACAAGAGAGTGCGTTGCACTTCATATCGGAGAGTGACGCAATCGAACTGGGCATGATGACGCTACGCAAGGCGTATGAGATCGGCTATCGCGCAGGGATGTATACAGAGCAGAGGAAGAAAGATGAACATCCCCGCTGACCTGCCAATATGGATGATGTGGTTTTACGGCGCATGGTGCGCACTGATATTATTTTTTAAATGGTGGTTTAAATGAAAGAACTAACCGATTTTCAAAAGAAGTTCTTTGCCCGCGGCACAGGTGCCACGCTGTTCACGCAGGAGGAGTTTGATCAGTCCCTTGCAATTGCCCGGGCCGAGATCATGCAGATCGCGATCAACACGACCAAGACCGCGATTTCAATCGAGCGCGACGAATGCGCCAAGCTCGTTGACGCGATGCGCAAGGGGCTCGATGGTGTGGACGTGCCGATGGTGCTGGACGTGGCGCTCGAGCAGCTCGCAACGCAGATCCGCGATAGGCTAACGAAGCAGCGGCATGGTTAAGGGGTCCGACATGGAACTGAACGAGCAAGAGTTAAAAGGTATTGCGCAAATAGGCGCAGCAATACGCGCCAACGCGCAACAAGTAGGTGGCGCACACTACGCAGTCAAGGCCATACAGCCGTGGGATTACATCATCGCCAACAACTTGGGCTATCTAGAGGGCAACGTAGTGAAGTACGTTAGTAGGTGGAAGGACAAGGGCGGCGTTGAGGACCTGAAGAAGGCGCAGCACTACCTACAGAAACTTATTGAGGTGAGCGATGAAAACATTTGACGGGCTTGAAAGCGCCCTAGTTGGCACAGCCGAAGTTTGGCAACCGGACGGTAACCGTGTCACCCGGGCAGTCTACGACGGCGAGAAGATCATCAAGCTGCTCATGCGAGACATGCCGCAGGGTGAGGCACGCGAGTACTGCGACTTCAACATCGAGGGCGGTTACCACGGTGAAGCCACCCCTATTATTTTTTGGAATCACGATGAATGACGACGAGCTGTTCAAACTGTACGCCGGCATGGCGATGCAGGCCCTGATAACGGCCGCCAAGGTGCCTTGGGATTTAATCCCGCACTTGGCCAACGAGATGGCGCAAAAGATGATTGCCGAGCAGGGGAGCTCGTAGTGGCCGGCTACTCGCTATCACTGATCAAGCAGATCAACGACACGCCCTTCACGCCCTTCACACGCTTGGCCATGAAGGCCATCGAGCTTGACGTGAGCATTGTGGATATTGCCGATCACCTAGAGGTGTCACGCACCGCGGTGTACGCGTGGTTCTTGGGCAAGTACGAGCCAAGCGCTGATAAATTTACCAAACTGGAGAAATACCTTGAACGAATGTGAACAGGCATACCAAGACTGGCTCAAACTGCTCGACGACGCCAACGCACGCGACCTGCTCGAGGACCCCTACAACATCTGGCTAGAGGCGTGGGAGCAGGCGCGCATTACACAGGAAAAACCTACTCCTTAGGCTTTGTGAGGTACCTGTAGCCAGCGCGAGCGAGCGCAGGTGCCTGCATCAACGCACCCGCGCCGATGCGCAGTGGATTGCGCGACATCATCATGAGCCCGCCTGCGCCGCCTAATCCTGATATGGCCGCGTTAGCGTAGTCACCTTGGTTGTATTCGTCAATTGCGCTTGCAATGTCGTAGCCCGAGGCCGCGCCACCCACAATCGGCATCACCTTGCTCTTTGCCAAAATGTCGCCAGCACCGCCTATAACGTTTCTAATGGTCTGACTTGCCGATGGATTAGCCGCCCTGCGTGCCTCGACCGCCTGACGCGCGGCCTGCTGCTCTTGAATTTCACGCGGCAGCATCAGGTTCTCACCGGGCACGAAGCCCCGCGTCTGGCTAGCAAGCGCCTGCGCCCTGCGAGCCTCGTCCCACACTGCGCCGTAGTTACCAGCTCGGGAGGCCTCAAGGTTAGTAATTGCGGGGGTCACTTGGTTTGCGTAGTTGATGACCGCGGCACCACGTCCCGTGGCTCTGGGCATAGCGCCGGGCGCGCCAGCGGCCGCAGGGGCGCCCTCGGCGGCCACAGTGCGTGCGATGTCGGCCACTGAGGCCGTGGGTGCAGGTGTTGGTCGAAGCGCCCTGTAGGCCGCCACAGGGGCACCCATTACAGCACCGATGCCTGCGGGCACCAAGTTGGCGTCGATGTCGGATCCGGTGGTGGGTTCCTTGAACGACTCCTCCATGCGGTCAACGTGGGTCGCGTAGTGGCCGCCCATGCCGCGCAGGCGCTCGGCGGCCTCCTCGTAGGGGGACTTTTTTTCGTCAGCCATTATTTGGGCGCTCCGTATGTGGTGATTGCTAGGTCACGATAAAGCTGGCCGTACTTCTTGGCAATATCCTTGTACTCCTGCGAGGTAAAGAACTGGTACGGCTTCTTGTTCGTGCCCTCGGTGGACGTCACGTAGTCGCCAAACGCGCCGGCAATTTCAAGCCTCTGGTCGGCCAACGCGCGCTCCTGAGCCAACCAGCTGTTGATGATCTTGGCCGTGTCGCGAATCGATGCCATCTGCTCTTTCTGCGTGAGCACGTCAAAGTTACTGATGGCCGGGCCGAACGCCGACTTGCCGTCCTTAGCCTTCTGTATAAAGATGGTTGACAGAATCATATCCATCTGACGCAGCTTCTCCTGCTTTTCGGGTGGCAATTGTTTTACAAACGCAGGATAGGCGTCGACACCGATGCCAAAGTTGTTGACCTTGACCCCGCTCTTTGCCAGCTCATACATCGCAGCACCAGCACCCTGCTTGAACATCAAGCCGAGCGCCTTCTTCATGTCGGGGTCACTGTTGACGAGGTTATCAAGCGAGTCATACAGACCCTGTGTGCGCATGATGTCGTCGGGGTTGATCGTGCCGACCTCCTTGATTCTTGGCGCAAAACTCTCTCCGCGTTCTTTACTGGCGTTCGCAATCTGATCGCGCTCAAACTTAATAGTCTCAGCCCTGCGCTTATCGTATTCTGCACGGGTCGTTTTTATTGTGTCTTGCCAAGTGGCAAGCGTTGTTGACCCCCGCTCGGCCAGCACTTCCCCATCCGGGGCAATGATGCGGTTACCTTCAACCCTAATCGGACCAAGAGCCTCGGTGGCCGTTCTGACTGTGCCAGTAGTAGCCGCGGGAGTTGGTGCTGCGGCAGGTGCGGCAGGTCTATTGTTTTGTTCAGTGCCATGAAAGTCAGCCTCTTCGCCTGCTGCTCTTGGGGGAGGTTCGCCCATCATACCGTTGCCAGTGGGCGCGGGTTCGGCAGTGCCGCCACCTGCAGGGGTTGCCCGTGGTTGCCCAGCCCCGCTCGGTTGAATGCCGCCCATGCCACGGATCATCGGAACGATCTCAGGACCATACTTAGCAATCAAGTCGGCCTGCGTCATGCCCGCCTTGAACTCTTCAAGCAGCGTGTTTGCCATGTCCTTGTACTGGCCGAACATGGTCTTGGCTAGTTCCGTAATCTTGGGCGAACCGTAAAACAACGGCATCGCGGCGTTCAGGCGCTGCATCATGGCGGGGTTGGTCCGTGCCTGAGAGATGCCTGACTGAATGTCTTGCGGGGTCGTGCCGAGCACCTTAGCAAACGCGTTAAGGGCTTGCGCCTCCTTACCCATCTCGTACTTCTGGCCAACCAACTGCGCACGCATCTGGGCGATTGGCAGGGCTTGTTGTTCTTCCACTTCGCGCTGCTGACCAAGAACGCCCATTGCGCGACCAAAGCCCTCAGCAGCCGAGCCTGTGCGACCGGGGTCTGCCAAGGCTGCAGAGATCTTGAACCAAGGTATAGAGCTGCCCCTGTTTTCAAGCGCAGCGAGCACCTTGTCAACCGACTCGGAGTACTGCTTCTGAATGTCAGGATCAGCCAAGCTCATGCCTGTTGGCGCGGCGGGTAGTGCTGTTGTTGGGAGAGCCATGATTTATTCCTTCAATTTAATCGCCGGGTGATATCTGACCAATGTCTGTGGCTGTACTTGGGTCAAACGACCCGCTACCGCCACCTCCACCGCTGCTACCAAAAGTCTTGCTCAGCCAATCGCCAATGTTGCTAATAGTGTTTTTACCACCGCCTGAAGGCGTCTGAAACAAGCCAGCAACGCCTGTACCCAACGAGCCGAGCTGCATGAGCGGCGAGGTCTGATACGCGCCCGGTATTGGACCTGTGTACGTAGACGACACAGACGTCGGAATCGTGAAACCTTTCATCAGAGCTGCTTGCTGCGCTGCAACCTGCAACGGGAACAGCTGCTGGTTCTGAGCCATCTGCTGCTGCTGACCGCCCATCGTGCTGAGCGCGTTCACGTCACCCATGCCCAAGTTCTGCGTCGTGGTGCCTAAGGCACCCATCTGAGAGCCGCCCATCATCTGACGCTGCAGATCAGCCTGCGCTGCGGTCAGCGCGTTCTGGTAACCGCTCGCGAGCAAGCCCTGCTGCTGACCGCCGAGCGTCTGCAGAGCGTTAGTGACGTTCTGACCGAGCACGTTAGCACCACGAGTCGAGCCAAACTGACCGCTACCCACCGCACCAGCAGTTGCCTGAGGCGAGATCGTGTTGCGAATGTTTTGTAAACCTAAGCGACCTGCCTCATCAACGACGTTTCGCATGTACGGGTTCATGTAGCCTTGAGCTAAGTCAGGCGCACCCGTCGTCGCGGCGTTCATCGTGAGCGCGTTGGCAGAGGCTAGATTAGGCTGGTAGTTACCCACGTTTGCAGCCGTCTGATTAAACGCCTGCTGCTGCAGGGGCTGCGCACCAATGTACTGAGCGTTTGCACCAGCTTGGGTGCTCGTGCCGGCTAAGTTGTTTAGGTAGTCCATGTACCACGCAGGAGCCGCTGTAGCCTGCTGCTGCGTAGTCGTGATGCTAGGAAGCGCCGCACCCTGCGTGAACGATCCGCTTGATGGCGTAGAGGGTGTGCCCAACTGAGGCGGGGTCACATAGTTTGACGGCGCAGCGGTCAGGTTCGGACCCGTCGCGGCGTTGAACGTTGCGCCCGGTGTGGGTGCCGCAGGAGTAGCCGCCGCGGCAGTCAGTGGGGAGACTGGCACAGACGTCGGGTCAAAAGTTGTCAGATCAATGTCAGCCATGATTATTTCCTTCCTACGTTTTGTAGCGCTTCTTTCATGTACTCAAGAGGCGACGCTTTTGGTGGTATTTTATCAGCGGGTGCTGACCTCGTGTGATCTCTGAGCGACTCGCGAAACGCGTCTAGGAGCTTAGCGCCTGCGTCAGATGAGCCATTGCCAAGCGTTGACACGGTCGATGCGTCAAAGACGTACTCGCCGTCTGCCAACATTGCGGGGATGTCGTCTGACTGCCCGTCGCCGCGCCCCCTGACGTAGTGCCCAGTCGCACCCGTGATGAACTCAGGAATATGCTCGTCCTCGCCGCCATGAGCCTGCCCACCCTCTGCCATCATGCCAGTGGGTAGGTTGGCAATTCCTGTACCAGCCATTGCAAGAGGGTTGGTGCCCGAGCCTTGGTAGAGCCAGTCGGCTGCTGCTTTTTGACCCGTGGGGATCACTGGGATGCCGGGTGTTGGCTTGCCCATCAATTGGCTACCCGCAAACGTCGTAGGATTGCCGCCAGACGCATCTTGACCGTAGGTGAAGTAGTTAGGTGCTTGGCGTTTTTGCAGCACGCTGTAGAGTCTTGGATCAACCCCAGAGACGCTTTGTTGCATCTGCGCAAGCTGTAGCGGGCTACCACCCTCAGCGGCGCGTACAGGCGCTGGTGAGCCTAGTTGCTGATAGACGTTGTAGTTCTCAAATGGGTTGTATTCGTTCACGTTCACACCTTGCAAGAATGTACTTTGTAAGTTACCGGGCAACGCCCCCGGACCCGAGCCTTGAGCACCTGCGTACATATACGATGGAGTCATCGCAGCGCCCTGTGCTGATGCTTTAGGCGCAACCGTAGGTGGCGTGATCGCTGCCTGAACCAAGGGTGGTGGGGTTGGGATAGGTGGGTTTATATTGATTGGGGGTACTACGTCAATCGGTGGGATGACGCTTGGCGGTGTTGGTATAGGCGGGTTGACGCTCGGCGGTGGATAGACAGCTGGCGGCGGTGGGTTAGGCGGCAGAACAGGCTTAACTGGCAGCACTGGCCTGACTGGCCTGAGCGGTGCCACAGACTCTGGTTGAGGTTTAGGTTGTGGCTTAGGCTGCGGTTTAGGCGTAGGCGAAACCATCTCGCCTAGCTCAGTCTTTGTGCCGTTGTTATTTAGCAACCCAAGCTTAATCGCCTCAGCGGGCGTGATACCGAGCTTGGATGCGTTACTGAGCATCTCTAGCTTAGCGGGTAGTTTCTCGTCAGCGCTAAGCGGGTCAGTAGCTTTATCAACCTGCTTTAAGATGACCTCTGGTGGGGCGGCTTTATTATCAAAGGTGTTTTTAATACCGTCAATAACGTCGTCAGAGTACGCACCCTCAGTAAACGTTTTATTCCAAAAATCTATAACAGACGGCTTAACGCCCTCTGGCGCGTAAGTCTTAACCGTAGTGTCAATCAACGACTTCTCAGCCTGCCGTTGCGGCTCAGCGCGACCGTCTCTGCTTTGATCAATAACGCTCTTGAGCTCGGTGATGGTTGCCAACGAGTTTGCATCGAGCCGTGGGCCTAAGTTTATTGGACTAACTGTGGGCTCTGCAAGCGTTGTAGGTAACGCACCACGAGACTCAGGCGCAAGCTGCGTGACAGGCGCGGCTCTTGATACCTCAGGTACGTCGTAAGTCGGAATACGATCAGCCGCATCAAATGCGTCATTAAAAATGCTTGCAACGTCTCTAGACGGTGCAACCACTTCGGCTGGTGTATAACCCAAAGCAGGCGCAGGTGCTGACAACCTCTCAGGGCTTACATAAGATGGTGCCTCGTCAATGATCTCACCGAGGTTGATGTTTCTTGTAGGGGGATCACCACGCATCAAGCTAGTGTCTGGCGCTCGAGTCAAGTCAGCAACGGTAGCGCCTAAGTTGTAAGCGCCTGTGGGGCTTTCGTTCACAACGCCTGTGGCTGCATCAGCGTAGCCACGACCAACGTCTTTGACGGCCGCACCGGCCTCTCTAACCGTAGATAGGGCGGTACCGGGGCGCATCAAAATAGAGTCTGTTATTAACCGGATATCGCCCGCGGGCAAGCCTGTCTTCTCAGCCAAATAATCAGCGCCCTTATCTAAGTTCTCGCTGATAAAACGTAGGGCTTGACCGCTTGCCTCGCTCGTGTAGCCCGAGGTGTTAGTTACGCCAAACGCCTTACCAAACGGGTTACTAAGCGCCTCGGCTACCCTGTTCGATATTTCACGCATCAGCTCTGGGTTGGCTTGGTAGTCCTTGCCAATCATAGACGCAGTCAGTTGGGCTATTTGGTCGCCCGTTCGCAGACCAAGGTAAGACGCCATCTGGGCAACGCTAGGTATGATAGCGCCCACTGTGTTGTCTAAAGCCGAGGCAACGCCTTGGCCAAAAGTCGCCAATCTACTCTGTGCCGGCGCTAAGTCACCGTACTCGCCTAAGAAGCTGCCCGCGGTGGTATCGGTGCTAGGAGCCATGCTCCTTGGTCCGTACACCTCGTTGCCTTGAGCATCTCGGTAATATATGTAGTCATCGCCAGAGGATAAGGCAGGCGGGTTTACATCACTCGTCACAGCGCCGGCATAAGTGCCTAAGGGCGCACCAACGTTAGGTGTGTAGTTAGCAAAGAACTGATTTAAATCCTCTGGATTGCTTGTGTTCTGATTGATTGCCTGTTGCACTAAAGGGGGCGCAGCAGATATGTACTCAACGCCCGAGGCGCTGCTAGGCAGGTTCTGAATAACTCTATCAAGCTCTGCATCTGCATCATAAGGCGCTGTGTCTAATTCAGTGCCAACGGGCGACCTGTTTGACCCCTCAATAGGCAGCGCCTGAGCGTTTGTTGCGCCTATCTCGTACTTGACTGAGTCAATGGTTGATGTGAGTGCGTTTGTGATGTTGGCTTTAATGTCCTGCACGACTTGGCTGTTGCCGATCATGCCCGCAACGCTTGTCAACGCTGAGTTGACCGCGCCCATGATTGCAGCCGTGCCAATATCGCCGCCTCTGACGGCCGCAACAACAGAGCTAGAAATCGCCGAGTTAATTGCTTTCTGAATGCTAGGGTCTGTAATGCCCGCACCGTTCAATACGTCTGATGTGCCTGCAGGGATAACGGTTGAAAGCGTTGCCGTGATGGCACCGCTCAGCGCTGCTTGGAGCGGATCTTGACCCCTTGCGGCAGCAATTGCCGTTGCAATCGCAGTCTGGGTGCCAATCTGAGCAAGTGTGCCACCGCCTAACAAGTCAGCGCCTGCAACGCCTGCGCCACCTGCAACGGCACCCAAAGCGCCTGCCTTTAGCACGTCGCCAACGTTGCCGCCTTGTGCAGCGGTAACTGCGGCGTTGATTGCAGCGGTCTTTGCGGCCTGCGTTGCAGCAGCGCCCCAGTTGATGCCTTGAGAGGCGAGTTGACCGCCCATAGTTGCTGCAGCGCCTGCTTCAGAAAGAGTGCCGCCCATTAAAGTAGCTGCTTCTGCTGCAGTTAGACCCGCCCCTGCACCAAATCCTGCGGCGTTCATCAACGCGCCACCAACGCCGCCTGTGGCCATCGTAGCGGCAAGTAGTAACGCACCTTGCGCCATATCGGCAGGAATCTGGCCGCCGTACTTTCTTTCGTTTATGTACAGCAGATCTTTAACCGTGCTGCCAGTTTCAGCAGGCACACCAGTGTTATAGATTGTTGTGCCACCCGTCAAAGGGTCAACAAACAACAACTGACCCTGCTCGTTGCGCTGCTGAATTTTGCTGTCAAGCGATGCTGTCTCGTTCGGTTTAAGTGCCAGTCCAAGGGACATTGGGTCAAGAATTAACTCACCTTCTCGTGTACCCAACCCCGCACGAACCGTGTCAACTAGGACGCCCTTCAAGTTGCCTTGCTCGTCGTAAAACTGCGTTGGCGTGCCTTCAAAGTTTGGTGCTAAATGCTGCGCCAAGGTGTTTGGGTCAACTAGGTTAATACCTGAATACTGAACAGGCGCTACGTCCTGTCTTTCGCCACTGTTTACGTCCAAATAATAGGGTGCAGAGTAAGCGTTTGTGAACTCGGCGTAGGACTCTGGCTGATACTGCCAGTCTTCGGTTGGGGTAAGGGCAGTCGGTAACGCGCCACCGCCCGTGTCTGGTGACAAACCGTAAGACTGACCTTCAGCGCTCGATCTGAGCGTCTCACGCATCTGCTCGCCCGTCATGCCCGAATTTAACGCAGCGCTAAATGACTCCATGCCGCTCGCGTCAGGGGCTCTGCCAAACTCTTGCTGATAGATGTCGCTAACCGTTTGCTGCCACTGATTGGCAGGAGCAGGCGCAGGCGCAGCGTCGGCAGGGGCTTGATAAGAGGGAGCAGGTTCTGGAAATGTATTGTCAAGCCAATTAGGGTCGTAATTGCCTGAAGTGTAACCGCCATCACCATATAACCGTAGACCACGTCCGCCAATAGGCGTACCGCGCCCTTGAAAAGCTCTCAACGGCAACATTTTGTCTAATGCGTACTTCATGGCTGTATGCTCATAATGCCAACAAGTGAAGCCGCCCAGTCTGGCCAATCAGCAAAGCTGCGGCTGTCGGGTATGTTTGAACTCATGAAGTAACCGTTACCTGACATGCCGTCTGCCCACTCGCGCCACTTGTCCTCGGTGACAACGCCTAGTTGTTGTGGCGCAAACAGCTCATTCATGAGCGAGCACCATGAGTCCCAAGTGTGGCCGCGAGGATCATAGGTCACCATTACGGGTTGCCTGTGCTGCGCATGTCGCCCACGTCTGCTGAGAGCAGGTTCAGACCGCACTCGTAGTTGCCGTTGACCACGTTGCTCTCAAAGCGCAAGCGCATCTCTCGGCGTTGCTCGCGCAAGTCAATCTTGAGCGTCGTGGGCGAGAACACGTAAGCCGCGCTCACCTGATCCACGTCAGATGCGTAGCCCTTGCCTGTGACGTACAGGTTCATGTCCTCGGACTGTATAAAGTCGGGCTCAACGCGCTCGAGCCTGATGTAGTTGTTCATACCCACAGCGTCGTTTTGGTTTGGACCACCGTTGACCCAGCCAATGCTGTCCGTCTCAAAGTAACTCTGAATCGCGCTTTGCTGACTCAAATTCACAAGGTTCGTGCCCGTCTCGTGCTGCCAGAGCGTGTAGGTGCCCGAGTCATTAGTCTCGGTGCCTGCCCAGATCGGGCGACGAAACACCTCAGAAAACGTGCCTGCAGCGCGACGAGCGCCTAGAGCCTCGCCCGCGTCGTACCAAATCTTGTCGCGCACGTTATAGATGATTGCGTCCGTGCACTCCGTGGCGTCACCCTTGGGGTAAAACCACCAGACTTCGCCCCAACGGGGTATCTTCGTCGCCCAGACTTTCTGACGTTGCGCGTAGTTGACGTTGTCAAAGAAGTAGTTGATGTTCGTGTTGTTAGCAACCTCGCTCACAACGCCGTTGTACATTAAGAAGCGATCTACGCCGCACCAAAAGAACAGCCCGTCGTACTCAATCACGCTTGATGACGACAGGATTGAGCTCTGGCTCGTCACGATGTCGTAGCGCCAGTAGATCGTGCTCGCGCCCACAGTTGTAGGCGCGTAGCTCACGCGAATAAGCGAGTCAAGCGACCAGAAGAGCCCTGATGGCGCAGTCGTGCCGCCCCTGACGGGCAAACCCTTGACGATCTTGCCCGCAGAGACAGTGTTTTCGTTTGAGTCAGCCGAGACCCAGTCTTGAAAGTTACCCGCTGAGCAGTTCTTAATCAGCCCGTTGTTGCCGTACACAAAGAGGTACGGGTGCAGCATGACGCAGCCACCAGACACGCTGATGTTGTTGTTAAAAGTCAACGTCAAAGCGCCTGACGTTGAGACCGTGTTTGAGAGCGTCACAGTCGTGGTGCTCGCGCCCACAGCCACGATGCTCACTGTTGTGTTGGCAGGCACACCTGTACCTGTCACCGTCTGACCGACTGCGATGAGTGCGTTGACTGAGGCGATCGTGAACACGCTAGGCGGACCGATCACCATCGTGCCAGCAGCCGTGAAGACGCCGACCTGACTCATCGCGCCTGTTGGGAAGTTACCGATCAATACTGGCGTGTTGAGCGTGTTGTCAATGTGCACGAGATTTAGACCCGGATGCGCCACAATCGTCTGATTGCCCGAGCCACCTGAGTCAAAGCCAATGTCAAACTGCCAGAGATTGTTTGCGTTTGCGGTAAAACTTGAAGCAACAGTGGCGACGGTAACAGAAAATCCAGTACCAGTGCCGCCAATGCTTGCTGCAGGAGCACTGAGTACATCACCAGCCAAATAACCAATACCGCCTGAAACCAACGTCACCACGGTAACGACAGCCCCTGCAACTGTGATATCCGCAATAGCACCAGAGCCTGAGCCTCCAGTTAGTGAAACACCAGAATAAGTACCGTTTGTGTATGCACTACCACCCACCAAAGTAGGTATCGTTAAAATAGCACCAGAAAATTGAATGTTGGTCGGACCCGAGCCCACGCCGTCGTCATCATCCGTGACCCACTCTTGTAGACCGCCACTCCAACCTGAGTAGACGTAGTTCAGGCCATCCTCTGAACTCATGATCATGCCGCGACTAATGCCTGAGGCGTTCTGAAAAATCCCTCGGTAGCCGCCTACCTTACGCGGGCGACCGCGTTGAAAGCGCACCCACTTGCCGTCCACATAGACAGGCGCATCAAACTGCGTGCCATCGCGCTGGATGCCCGGCTTGATGTTGAGCGAGATAACTTTTGCTGTCAAAACGCGCCTCCCGAAACACCTGCAGGCACGAACAAACCGGACGTGGTGAGCGTGAGTGCGTTTGCGCCGTTCAGAGCAAAGCCTACCTGATTCGTTGCAGGTTGGTACATGCCCGTGTTCGTGTTGCCTGTAAAGTTCAACGAGGGCGCAGCAGCCGAGCCTGAGTTAATCGTGAGCGTCGTGACCGTGCCGCCAGAGGCGCTCGACGAGTTGTAGACGTTTGTGCCGTCACAGACCACAGTCAAGGTCTGACCTTGAGGCACAGTAACCGTCGCTGCGCTGACGGCTGAGGTCTTGAACGTGAGCGAGAACGAGCCAGTCGTCTGGTTGTTCAGGTAATAAATCTGAACGGTTGAAGGCAGCACGACAATCTGGTTTGAAAGCAAAGCCCCTGAGTAACCCTGCACGACGTTGGCGTACTCAACAGCCGTGAGGGTCGTGGTGCCTCCCGTGACGACCTTGGCTAACTGGGTATAAGCGAACGTGTTTGAGCGCCCGTAGGCAAACGTAGAGTAGCCATTAATGCCGTTTGAGACGATGACCAACGACTCAGTCAATTGAAGTTGCTGCGTAGCTGCTGCGTCTATCGTGTCTGTGCCGCTTGGGGTAAGCGTCAGGATGCCTGTGCCGCCGTTGCGCACCATGACAAACCAACCGTTACCGACCGTAGACGCTGTGGGCAGCGTGATCGTGCCCACGCCGCTTGACCAAACTAAGAACTGAGCGCGGTAAGTTGAGTTTAATGTGAGGTTTGAGAAAATTGAACTTTCAGCGTATTGCTGATTGAGCGTCGTGCTAATTGCGGTCAGACCGTACCCTGCTAAAGCCGCAGCGTTCGCCGACGAGGTGCCAGCTCCAAACGTGACAGTAGACCAAGTGCCGTTGTTTGTTGTGTTATTAGTTAAGAAGATGTACTGAGCGATACCCGAGGCAATTGAAACAATTGTGTTGCCTGAGATATCCGTGACCGTAAAGGTGATTGCGCCAATGTTCTGAATCAGCACGCTCTGACCCGTGCTCACCTGCAGCGCAGAGGGCAGGTACAGCTTTAAGCTGCCCACGGTTGCGGTGACCTGAATGATTGCGGCAACAACGTCTGTGCTTGTCGTGCCGTTGATTGGCCAGTCGAGCTCCGTGTCTGCCGAGATCGTCAGTGCTTCGTAGCCGATCTGACTCGGGTTGATTGTCTGTCCCGTGATCGGGTTGACGTAGGTGTTGGTCATAGTTACCTCTAAGAGTCCACAGCGATTGCTGAGCGGTCACCCACGCGGGTCACGTCCTCGACTTTAAGCGCCTGCATTGCCATGTCGTACTTCTGTTGGAATATCTGACGTGCGTCGTCTTTTAGGTAGATCACAGCCTGCAAGAGCGCCCCGAAGAGCATTGCGTTGGGGGCGTTGTTTGTGATCCAGTTGGTCTGATTTGTTGAGGACAGGGGCTGTAGGCGCTGATAAATAAGCACCTCAAACGTGTACGCCTGATCGGGCGTAGGCGACACGAACCAGTTGTCGTAGTTGTAATCCGCGTAGTACAGGGGCAGACCGTTCGCGCTCTCCGCGCTGTAGTTGGTCAGGTACTCGTACTTGCGTAAGAAAACGGGCGTCTTCTCACCGCCCGAGGTGACCGACATTGACACGGTCTTGCGCCAACGAGCGGGCTTCTGAATGATCGGGTTGCCGATTGACATCACGCCTTGCGCAACCTCGATCTGACCGAGCGTCTTGATCTGCTGAGCAATCTCAAACTCAGCTAGCGTGATAAATACAGGGATCTGAGAGACAACGGCGGCGTCATTACGCTCGAGGTACTGCTCGATCGTTGTGACTAAGTTGTCGTAAGTTAGAACAAAGCTCGCGGTCATAGCGCCACCCACAAAAGTAATTTTGAGAGCGTTTTATCACAAAGCGCTTGATTTGACATTTTAACCTTTATCGCACTAATTTAAAACCACAATTTAGCCGAGCATCGAGCTTGCCTTGACCTTAACTGCTGCAACACGATTAAGCCAGCCTTCACCGTATACAGTGAACTTTTCAAGACCACGGTAAAACGCCTCTTTCTCTTGACTGAACTTCTCAATTAACACAACAGGGTCAGCAGCTAAGACAGCAGCCATTGTCATCGGACCAAAACCACCGTCAGCAGGTACGCCCAAAGCGGTTTGCATGATTTTGATAGAGCGACCCGGACCGGCGTTCACACCCATATCAAAGACTAGGTAATCAATCCCAGAAGGCAATTCGTCAGCCCGCACAACGTCCCAATACTTTTTCTTGTACAGGGGTTCTACATCCGCAGGAGTGAGCTTACGCATATCGTCGTGGGTGACCTGATGCCCAACGTGCTGTTCCCAATTAAATTGAGTCACGCCAAGCATGGTTGAGCCTTTACGCCCATCTGGTAACTTGTTGCCGTCATCACGCTCGTCGTCTGTGAAGCCACCTTCACTTTTGAGCATCTGTTCAAAAGCTAGTTTCCAGTTATCAATCATTTACTCATCTCCGTGCTTGCTAAGTTAATGCGAGTCTTCGCTTGAATAATATCCTTAGGCGGTATCTTAAAGCCTACCGCAATGTAGCCTACAAACCTGCCTTGTTCTGGCGGTACAGAGCCACGACACATATACGTCACGCCATGTTTAACAACGTACTCTCCAATCTTTGAGCTTGGCACAAACGTCTCGCAATGCACCTCTCCTTGGAACATCGTGATGACTGCACGGTTGCGTTCAGGCGAACTGGTAAACAAAGCGTTGATTGCGCCTTCGAGAGACTTTTCACGCCCCTGATTGCTCATTGCCAAAATGGTTGTGCGACTGTTTGATTGAAGATTGACTGAATTCACAATCACCACATCCGCGCTTAGATCGTAGATCAAAGACTTGGCAATAGCCTCAACCAACAACGGCTCTTTTAGCTCTGTCTTTTTGCTACTGATTGCATTCAAAATGACTTGCCGTGAGTCCCAAGCAAAGTACCCAGCAAACGCAACAAAGGCAATCAGCACCACCGAGATCAGCTTGAACGGACTGTCTACCCACTTGATAAGATCAACAACCTTGTCTGTAAAGTCTGGGTTCCTAACAGGCGCAGGTTTTGCAACCCGTTTTACTGGCGCTCGTTTAACCGCAGGCTTTTTAGCCGTTACCATTACTTGTCGCTCTTTTCGGGCGTTTTGTTTTTCATGTCGATGATCTTTTCAAGGGTGCGACCACCGAAATAGAAGCTCATTATTAACATGCCCCATTGCCCAAGCAACTCAACATACTTCTCGTTTGTATCAAGATCAAACGCTGACATCATGGCGAAGATGAAGTAGCCCGCTAGGATGGCTATGAGGGTCATAGGACGAATGTTTTTACTCAACCAAGAGTCAGACCTCATGTCGTTCTCTTGACGCTTGGTGAGTTCGCCCTGCTCTTGCATATCGGCTTGCATCTTGGCGAGTTCGCCGTTCTGCTGCATCTGCATTAACTCAAGTTGCGCTTTGGCCTTTTGTTCGGGATCAGGAAAAAACTTATCCAAAATCTTCATGCCAACGCCAAGCACATCCATGATAGGGAACATTATTTGTCTGCCTTGGCTTCAAGTTTATCGAACAAGCGGTCAAGCAACATCTCGACGCGGTCAAAGCGTTTGTCCATCTCGGACTTAATTGTGTCAATCTCGGATTTTTTGACATACGAATCGCTGACGTGCAGCTTGAGATTAGCAATGTCAGTCTTGAGCTCTTTAACAGAATCCCATAACTGACGACAAAACCATCCACCCACCGCGAGTAGACCACCGGCACCTAAGTTGATGAAGTTTTGCCAATCCATTATTCTTGTCCAGCTAAAGCGTTGATGCCACCCATTGTGACGGGGCGAAGGGCGTTGCGAGCAAACTGATTATTGATTTCCTGACTACCACGTTTAACCATAGCGCGTTGAATAGCGTTTGCAGCAGACGCGGGGTTGGCTAATTCGGTAGCTAAAGCAATCGCTAATTTATCATCCATTTTACCAACCAAGCGTTTAAGAACAAAATTGACTGCGGTAACTGAAGTGTTCAATAGGCTTGGAAATTGCATTCCAATCCCTTTACCCGCTTCAGTTGCAATCTTACCCGCTGTGCCAGTGCTACCCGCTTGCGCTAACCTTTCGTACTCGGCCATACGCGCCAAGTCATCACGCACGGCGTTGACCGCGCTTAATTGCTTGGGTGTTAACCCTTGGGTTAATTGATTGATGCGTTGTTCGACTGCAAGCGCGTTGGGGCCAGCAGGGATGGCGGGCGCTAGCCGATTAGCGGCGTTTGTGGTTTGCATACCTTCTACGCGTTGCAAACGCTGCACATCTTTGCTAATGGTTGCAAAGCGTTGACTTAACCCCATACCCGCGTCGTCCATAATCTTAATGGGTTGCGCGTAATCTTTTAAAAATTTGGCAAGGGCTGCGGGTTTAACCAAGCCCGTAGATGCGTCCGTCACTTTTTGACGGAACAAATCTTCGATGCCTTTACCGGCAATCTTTAACGCGTTGGGGTCGCTGCCAAACAGGTTTACAAACTGCTTGGCCTCCGACTCACCACCAGGGTTAAAGTATTTAGTAATGACATCTTCAGGTCTAGTTTTGAGTTCGTTAGACGCAGTTTGTTTAAACAAATTAGCGTTAGCGCCTTCTTTAAAACGAGGCACATACTCGGTGCGGTACGTCTTAACAATGTCAGCGTAAGCGGTTTTGGCTGCGTCGGGGATTGCCGTAGACTTGCCAATTGCGTCATCAATCTCTTTGTGCAATTGCATCAAATTACGCAACGTAGCGGGGTCAGTAGGCCTGTTGCCCGTTATGGCCGATTGAATATCTGCGTTAATAGCCTTACGCACACCATCTAATTCTTCAAGCGTAGCAGAAGCAAACCCTTCAGGTGCCGCCGGTGCAGTTTTAACTTTTGACGACACTAAGCCGCCGCCCAAAGGTTTGGCTTCAGGCACTTTAGGCTGAAACGACAATAGTTTTTTGACGGTAGTAGGCGCAGTTTCAGGCGCAAACGTAGACAACTTTTGCCCTAAAATTTCTTCGGCTTTAGTCACTACATTTGAAATGTTAATCTTGCCGTCGCCCGCTAAATTAAACGCGGCGGCGTACCCAGGCTTAAGTGTGTCGTCTTTAAACTTTTGTTTAGCCGCTTCACCAATGACGCGAAGGCTGTTACCTGTTTCAGATGGTGTGACCGTAGCAAGGTTGTCGTCAATCTTTTTTGTAACGCGGTCAACCACACCTTGAAGACGCGTGTCCACACGCGCTTGTTGCGCTAACTGAGCCTCACTAGTTTGCGCGGCTTTGTCGGCGTAAAGTTGCGCTACTTTGGGGTTAGCTGCAAGGTCTTTGGTAAACCCTGAGAACCCCGTACTGCCCACAGGCGCCGCCACTTGACCGGCGGTGGGCGAGGAACCAGGCACAATCACGGCGTTAGGGTCGCGTAACGCGTTTATGATTTGACCGCCCTTGTCGCCAACAGCTTGGTTAATTGCTGCGGTGCCAGGGCTAAACATCTTACGCCCTTGCTCGACAACAAATTTAGCCGCTGGCAACGCCAATGCAGGTACAGCCGCGCCAAAAGCAGCACCAACACCAGCATTTTCAGGGTTGACTAGCCCCGCACCAATTGCGCCGCCCGCTGCACCGCCTAGCGCTCTGACGCCTGTGTTTACCGCACCGCCCGCCAAGCCGGTATTAAACCCGCCCGAGGCAATAGACTTGGAAACAGGGGTTAGAAATTTGGCAAGCGAGGGGGCTAACTCAGCACCCTTGGCAACGATTTTAGACAAGCCCGCAATAGGCAGCATTGTTGCGCCGATCTCACCTAAAATCTCACCTGACTTACCTAATGTGCTAGCCCCATATACTTGGTTGTATTCTTCGTTTGCGCGCTTAGATGCTTCGTCAACTGTTGCGCGGGTGTTAGTGCCTGCCGCATAATCTAACGCGCTTGCGCCGCCTTTAATCAACGTATCTGTTACGTTTTTAAAGCCTTTGTAAATACCAGCGGGTATTTGCATGACCTCTTGCATTACGGTTCGCTCTTTAGGCATACCTTCGCTAGATCGCATATTGCGAATGGCATCCGCAAATGCTTTAGCATCCGCAGTATTACCCGCCGCGTCTGCCTTAACCAACGCTGAACTAAGTTCTTCAATAGTCGCCATGATTATTTGTACTTGTTAAGCAATGCGTCAATGGTCGGATTGGTAGCTATGTTACCTGTATTGGCCGGTGTTGCGCTGTTTCGAGCGGGAGTTTTCTTACCTGTTGGGGTGTACCCTGCCGAGCCTGGCGTGTATGTCACGTTTGGTATTTCTCTGTACTGTGGCCCGAGTTCGTCCAAATACTCGCCGTACTGACGACTAAACCCATCGCGCATACGATTAGCAATACTCATTGCTTGACGCTCTAACTGGTCAATTTGCTCAAGGCTAGGTTCTTTACCATTTTTGAGGTCAAGCACCGCAATTTGATTGGCCAAAATTTGCCATTCTTGGTTAGCAATAGAGCCAATTGCGCCGGTCATAGTAGCCGCCGTTTTAGCAATTGCGGTGACTTTGCCCTTAAGGTTTTCAAACCTTGTTTCAGCAAGTTTTCCTTCGTTAGTCATTGTGAACGTACGCGCATCAATTGGGCCCGCCACACGTTCTAGGTTGCTGTTTCTAACTGCGTCAATAGACTCAAGCAGCGCGTCAGTTTCAGCAATAGTTCTTTCAACGGCTTTAAAATCTTTGCCTATTTCGGCTTTTAATTTAACCGTTTGTTGTGGCGTCAATTTATCCGTACGCGCAACGCCCAACACGCCTGGTGAGCCTAACCCGCCGCCTTTGTATTCGCGCGCGTTAATCTCTAGCCTTTGGCCTGGTGTAGTTGGGTCGTCAATTCTAGTTAATGTAGGCGCTTCTTGTTTAGCCGCCGCTATCAATTGAGTACGTTCGGTAGCAAGTTGCTGAACATTCAACGCAACTTTAGGATTGCCCATATACGGTCTAAGGCGTTCAATTTCAGCGCTAATATCTTGTATCCGCGTGTTTGCATCTCTTACTGGTGCAGCAGCGGTAACAGGTGCAACCGGAGTAACAGGCGCCGCCGTTGGTGCAACAGGAGTAACAGGCGCCGTTGCCGGTGCTTGCGCGCCAGGCACTAGCATATTGGTCGACGCCGGTGCGGCGGGGGCCGCGCCCACTATTGCAGGTAACGCGTTAGTAACTGCGGGCGCTGTACCGCCGCTAGTCATAGGCAAAGTAAAAGGCGCCCCACCGCCACCACCACCGCCGGTTGTAGGCGCAACAAACGGCGGCGTAGAAGGTCTGCCCGCCAATCTGTCGGCCTCGGCCCGATCAGCTAAATCTTGAGCATAGCGTTGTTCAGCAATTGTCGCTTGGCGGTTGCCCGCTGCCGCGCTAATACCGGCTGCTTGAATACGCGTTTTGTTTGTCGCTTCTGTATTAGCGTCAACAAACAATTTTTCGGCTTTTAACGACGCATTTTTTAACCAGTTTTGAAATGCGGCAGGGTCATTTTTAGGGATTGCTGCCAATGCAACATCCATCGGCGCAACCGATTCAACGTAAGGACGGGTAAGAGGGTTTGCATAAAAATTACTCAACCACCTTGCTGCGTCGTCAGGCGATTTAATAAAGCCCACTTGATCTTTATACAAACCTAAAGACTTCTCCGCCGTGTTTATATCGCGCGCAGAGTTTTCACTTAGCTGCCCAATAATTTTCATACCCGCTGAGGGGTTGCGCGACAACAATTGGCGCCTACCTTCGGCGCTTGACGGATCCCCGCCTTGCGCGTAAAAATCACGCAAAGCGTTTTCGCTTTCAAAGCCTTGCTGCGCTTGCCGAATTTGCATCATCTGCCCCATTTGGGCAAGCATATTGGGCTGCTCTACGGGCTTAATGCCTAGCGCAATGTTAGTGTCGAGTGCCATGACTTAATCCTTTATTAACCTCGGTAAGTAAAATCAATTCCCGACGTAAGGTCTGATCCTGTTAAACCGGCTGTTTGAGTATTTCTACCCTGAAGCAGTTTATTAAGGTAATAAGTGTTGGCAAGATTGCTGATGCCGCTTACCCCTTGGTTAAACGCGTTCGCCCCACCAATGATACCCGCCGCTTGAGCGTTGGCCCCGCCGGTCAGCGCATTGGTGGCGTTGGTAGCGTAATTGCCATAGGCTGTTGCGCTTGCATTGCCGTAGTTGCCGTACATACCTGAAATGCCTTGGGAAGCTGCGCCAGTAGCACCCAAAGCAGATGCTTGGCGATTGTTTAGTGAAGTGCCATAGTCACCATAGGCTTGCTGCCCTGCCGCGCCGTACTGCGCCCCTGCTTGACCAGTAAGCGATGCTGCGTTTAGACCTTGACCCGACAGCGAGGCAAAAGGTGATAACGTGTTACCGCGCATAGTCTGAAAACGATTAAACGCGTTTTGATATTCTTGCGAGGCTGCTTCTTGACCAAACGCTTGTGAGGCTTTGAGAGCATTGCCGGAGATTAGCCCGCCACGCGCAGCAGCTTGGCGATCCACGGCTTTTAAACCCTCGGACATACGGAAACCGTAGCCTGGGTCTTTACCCGCAGCAAAGTCAGCGGGGGTAAACTCAGCGCTTGAATATCTGCCATAATCGGCAGCGCCCGTGTTACCCCCAATACCCAACAACGTATTAAGTTGATTGGTGGCTGCAACGCCCGATTCGCGGTAAGGCTGATAATCGCTGCGCTGTTGGGTATAGATGCCTTCTGCAAATTTCAGACGATCAGCAAGAAGAGTTTTCTGCTCTTCAGAAATACCGCCGATGATTTCATTTTGCTTATCAAGGTATTGCTGTTGCGTCAAAATGCCACGGTTAAGCCCGTCGCGCAACGTTGCAATTTGATTCTCCGCTGCATTTGCGGCAATAACATTGGCTTGTTCGGCGGCTTCTCTTTGCGCTTCGGAGGCTTGTCTTGACGCTTTGGCGCTGTTTGCGCTGCCGATTAGACCCGCGCCCGCGCTAATTACCGCACCAGTAATAATTCCAGCCATGTTAATTCTCCGTTAAGACTAGCCTAGCATTATTGTTTGCTAACGCCAATCTTTTATCTAACATTCCACATTCAGGAATGACATAAAGTAATTCTTCTATTTCGTCTATGTCGGTGCAGCCACTAGGGTTGTCGTAGATGTCAACCCATACAAGTTCTTCGTTACCCACCCAACCCACTCGGCGCGTACCCGCTGGCGCATCTAATTCTAGCGGTGCGGTTAGGGTGTGCAGTTCATCACCTAAGTTGACTGAAATTGTACCTTTTTCAAGTCTAACTTTATAGGGTGATTTATGCGCCGCGCCCACGATGACCGTGTTGGGCGGCACAATCATCGTGCGAATGTATTGCCCGTCTTTAAAAACGTGCGTTGTAACGATGTCGGCCTGTGGCATTTTCAAAAGTTCGTCTTGCAACACGTCAATCTTCTGCTGCAAGGTAGGCTTTAGAAAGTCAAGGTTAAAGGTTACTTTCACACAAGCACCCAAGATAGTGTTGTTTCATTCCAAACATAATTATTGCCGTCAGTTGGGTATGGTACTGGCGGTTGCCAAAGCCAAGTCGGTGCGCTGATTGTCCACGACGGGAAAGGCTGTGGTGCGTAGAACACCCCGACCACGCCATTCTCAATTACCGTTGTGTCCAAAGTGTAGCCTGGAAGCGCGTAGTTGGCTCTCAGTTCTTTTGATTGGTCAGGGTCAGGTGTATTTGAGTCGGGCAGATAATAAATGCCGCCACGGGTGTTATATGACGTCTGCCAATACGTTGACGGATCGCCAAACGCGCCTGTATCTATTACCTCTTGGTCAATGACAATGACGGATTGAACAATACCTTTTCCGCTTTCCATAACCGGAACGTGTGCAAAATTACTCATGCTTTATAAGTCCCTGAAGAAGTGAACTTGATAATTGTATTTGCGCCGCTAGTCGTAACAGTTGGCGAGCCGGTTACCGTGCCGGTGTAAAAGAAAGTTGGAACTAAAAGGATTACAACGCCTGATCCGCCCAATCCATTGCCTCCTCCTCCGCCGCCGCCGGTGTTGGCTGTGCCGTTCCCGCCGTTTCCGCTGCCGCCGCCGCCTGACCCACCTGCACCACCTGCGTCTTGTCCTGCTCCACCACCACCGCCACTATAAGTAACGGATGATCCGGTAATAGATGAACTAGAACCAGCACCTCCTGCGCCGCCGGTAGTATTTCCTCCTGTAGAGCCCGCTGCGCCAGCACCACCGCCGCCGCCGCCTGCAAGGTTGCCGCCGGTGCCGCCGTTGCTACCTAAAGAAACACCATAGGTAATTGCACCACCACCGCTAGGAGATGTGCCCCCAGCGCCACCACCACCGCCACCACCTGAAGCACCTGAACCGCCAGTAGCGGTTACATTGCCACCAGTACCACCACCAATTGATCCAATAAATCCGCCAAGAGATGAAGCATTACCACCGCCTGACCCTACCGTTACGGTGTAAGTTACACCTTTTTGAAGAGCAAAATTAGACGCAGCAATAAATCCTCCGCCACCACCCCCGCCACCGGCTGTGCTTGCGTTACTTCCGCCATTGCCACCGCCGCCGATAGCTAAAATTGCAGCGGTAATAAATGGATAAGATTTAGCTAATTGATAATCCTCAAGCGTCCAAATGCCCGATTGGTTGGGTGCAAGGGATGTGCCGATTACGCCGCCATTGCTCACGATATGTCCTCATAGCTGCAAACAACTTTCAGTTTTGACGCTGTGCCTGCAACCGCACCAATCGACATATTCTCCTCAAGATAAATCATATTGAGTTTACTAATGACCACCAAAGTTGACGCAGCCGGAATTGAAACAGTAGACGCCATTGCCGTAGCTGTGCCGCCAAGCGCCGCAGCAGAATAGTGATTAACCGTAACCGTCACGGCGTTTACAGTATCAATATTGGCGACCACAAGCGAATCAAGTTTAAACACTTTGCCGCTTGACGCAGCGTTGCTTAAAACTGAAGTTGCCGAAGTTGTCGTTAAATCGGCGGTTACGACTTTGCCATAAATTGCTGTGACGTTAACAATATTAGGAGCAGCCATGATTTATAGTCCAAAAATAATTGAGAAAGCAATTGAGAGAGCGGTAGTTTTGCTAAGTGTATTAACATTAAGTAGTTGAAATCGCGTACCGTCATACTCAATCAACGTCAACGCACCGGCAGTAATATCGCCCGCCGCTAAAGGTGTAGTGCCAAACTTGGTAATTGACTTGACACCCAACGTGTCGATGTCAATTGTGACCGCGCCGGTGTTGGTGTTTTGTGCAATAAAGCTGTATTGTGCGCCCGCAGCATAACCGCCCAACGTAGGCGTAGCCAAGCCTGTCAGCGCATTTGTACCGGAAACCGTAATGAGGTTGCTAATGCTTGTGGTGTCGTTAATTGCAGGGATACTGTCATAGGTGCCAATTTGTGCGTAAGTCGAAGAGGTCAACACAAACTTGTACAGCACCCCGCCGTCTAACCAAATCTCAGCCGGTGTGCGCCCTGCTGCATCCAACACAATCGGGTTGGTGTTGTTAGTTCCACCATCACGCGAAGTGTAGGTTGTAGCTGGCGTAGTTGTGCCCGACAGGTAGCTGTACAGCAAGCCGCCCGTGAGCGGTGCGCCATTGGCGTCTAGGAATTGAGCGCCCGCACCGGCAAAGGCTGAAAGATTGATCGACATTAGACTATCCCTGTAATGATGCCGTTGACGACCGTCACGGTTTTAGAATCGGCTGTGGTAAACGTACCGGACGCAGCACCCGTGCCCCCGCCTAGTTGTTCGTATATTGCGTTAAGAAACCTAAACCACTCGCGCGAGATTAGCCCCGTTCTAGGGTCTACAAGCGGAACGCGTGGCGCGGTGATTTGGGTAGGGTTCATGCTTTGGTTGCCTCAACGTCAAGTTCTGCCGCCATAATGGCAATCTTGACCGGATCGGTGCCTGAAAGCTCATAAACCCGATCACGCAGTTTTAAAGTCATACCAAGGCGGCGCCAAATGACGCGGGTGCCGTACTCGCCTACGCCGCCCATTGATTTCCAATGCTCGTTTGACCAAGTGTGACCGCCGTCATCTGACCAGCGCAGCATGACTTGAGGTTGCACAAAATCATCTACGGCGTTAATAATTTCGATCTGATCGACAATACCAAGCGAGCCTGATATTACCAAGGGGCTCAAGTAAATGCGCCCTGGCACCTCGGTCACGCCTGGCAGACCCACACCGGTTTCGCAATCCAGTTGCAACGAATGCTGGGCAGTACGTTTAAAGTTATTAGTGCCGGTGGGCAGCGCGCGCCATGAACGCAACCATTTCTGAATGCGGGGGCCGTCAGCGTAGACGTTTAAATCATAAGCATACAAATTGCCGTTTTGAAAATCGCCTACGATAATCTCTTGGTTAAACGACACTTGGCAATTGCTGCGATGACGGCTAAAGTCGCCATTGGTAAAACTTGCCCGCTCATGCCACGCTTGTGAGGCAACATCAAACACCCAAGTCGCTTGCGCGGTGGGGAATGTCAAGACGTAAAACGCATGACCGTCTTGTTGGTAGGTGTAGGCAATGGCATCAGAAATGTCACCGTATTGCTGAATTTGCCACTCGACTGCGTGGGTGCTAATTCGCACACCGGTGTAGCCTTGTGAACGGTAGACAATGCCTCGGCCACGGTCGTCCGCGCCTAACCAAAACACCCCATTATCCAATTTGGCAACGGAAAATGTTGCAGCGCAACCAATTTCGTTAAACGCGCCTTGGATTCGCTGTAAGGGAAAACCCGCACCCGCTGCGGCAGCGTTGTACCAAACCTCGACCGAGTTGCCACCAAACAACCAAATCTCAGAATGGTCGGTGATAGATGACACCAAATGGTCAGGGTCGCCCTCTGCGCTTGCAAAATCAAGTGGGTCGATAGAGAGTGGGTCTAAGAGCGTAGACGTCCATACGCGCTGGCTAGAGGGTTCTATGAAAACAAAGTAGCCTGCAAGATACGACACGGTTAGCGCGCCAGGGAAGTCTGGATCAGTAATCTGCCCAAACTCGTCTGTGTCAGCGTTGTAGACAAAACTTGGCCCGTTACACGCTACCATCAAATGAATGCCATCGTCGGTCATTGACACAGGGCCGTCATTGGCAACCGTGCCAAGCGCTGTAATGGTGTACTCGGTGTCTACCTTGTACAGCGTATTGCCCGACACGACGTACATATTGTTGTCAAACGTCCATAGCCCCCGCACGGGGCCGGTGCCAACAGACGTGACCAAACGCAGCCCTGGAGCCCTGTTCAGAAACGCGGGTTCTTGCCCGCCTTCGGGAATTACCTCGGGAAACAAATTGACCATACGGTTGGCAGCAGCGTTGACGCTGCGAGCCGTATAGGCGGAGCCGAGGATAGGCGACTTCATCAATAATTACCGGCAAAGATGTTGAAGCGCTGACGCGTTGCAACAATCGAATAGGGCAACGACATAATATCGTCAGGGTTGTTGATGCGTTTCAAGTTGCGCTTGGAGTACATGGCAATGCGCGACACTTGAGGCGACGGTTCTACACCAAACTCGGGTGCTAGTTCACACGCCAAGTTGTAGCGGAATGCGCGAAGATAGCCTGGCGGGAACGCTAAAGGCGTAGACAACAACGCGGGGGTAGTTAGTTCTTGCACCGACACAATGTGCCATTCCAATACCTTGGTGGGCACCGGATAGACGGTCATCGTAATGTCGGGGTAAGTCATGTTAACAAACATGACTTGAGGATAAGTAGACGTCACGGTCTTGACCGCAATGCCGTTGTATTGCTGCTGATTGACTAGCTTAATGCCAAACGAAATGTTAGATGACGGGTCACGAAAGTAAGTCGAGTCATCTATCAGAATAGGGCGGTTGCCTACAAAGTCGCCCGTGGGGCCAAGCGTGCGCGTGGCAAAGTTTGGCAACCAAGAGAAGACTTGATCTTGGGTAGAAAACACCGACAAACGCTCGGTGTTCCATGAGTCAATCATCTGATTGAGTGCGGCTAACGCGTCGGTAGCGGTCGCAGCCGACGGTTCTTCACCTTCAGCCAGTTGACCGATTAGGCGTAGCGCCCCATTGATTTGATCACCGGCTGTGGTTGTAGTCATACCTACTCCGTTTTACGACGTCGTTTTAGCTCATTCACAGGCGCAGCCTCTACTTTAGGCGCGTCTAAATTATATACTTCCCACCCGTTTTTGACGTCCTCTTCGGCTTCCACATCGGAAATTGCCACTTTGTTGCCGTGTACGGGGTGCTTGAGGTAAATGTGCATTCAGAATCCTTGTGCGAGGGGCGAGGATCACCCGCCCCTCTTTGCATTAACCTGCGACGCGCAAGGCGACATAGGTATTCTCAGCGGTCTTGCGAACACGCCAATTGCAAGAAGTGTTTGCCGAAACAGCAGCAGTACCAACCAAAGTCACGCCGGTGTTAGCCGTGACCGTAGCAGCGTTTGTGCCACCAATGTTGATAATGAAAAAGTCAAAACAGCTATTGACTTTCATGCTTGGGAAAGCAGCTTCTAGAGCTGTACCCAAAGGCATTGTTAATGCAGCAGCAGCACCGTTATAAGTGATGATGCCGGTTGCCAATTCAGCAGCAGTCAAAGTAGCTGCGGCTGTTTTAGCTGTAGGAGTCACTTGCGTGACCATGTTGATTTCGGCTTCGTTACCGTCACCGAATTGATATCCGCCTGCGCCATTTGGAAGAGTTGGCATGATGAAATTCCTTTGAAAAGTTTAGAAAATGGGGCCGAAGCCCCACTCTGTTTAGCCCCACAGACGAACGGCGGTGACCGGACGAACCGCGTTAAAGCCGTACAACACGTCAATACGGCAAGGCATACGGTCGTTGTTGATGTCGTACTGACGTACGATACGCAACGAAATACCGTTATGCACTTGACGTGAAGCCATGTCAACCCCCTGTGGCAACAGCAAGTCAGCAGTCGCCAACGTGATCGCATCTTTGTGATAGATCAAGTTTTGCGGGTACGCTGTAGCCGATCCACCCAAGAACGTCAGCACAGCGCTAGCTGCTGGGAACGCGCTGATGGTAGCCAAGGCGTTAGCCGAGGTAAACATAGGTGGTTGAACTGACAGAGTTGCGGTAGTTGTTGACGAAACAGTTACGTCAGCAGTTACGACAAACTGTTGCAGCGAACCAGTTGTTTGACGGGTTTGTGGGTTGACTGCAAACACGCCAGCGATAGTGAACACGTCACCAATCTTGAACGTGGGTGAGCCGCTTGTGAAGCTGATGTCAAGCGATGTTGCACCTTGGGTAGTCACAGCAGTTGCCACGATTGGGGCAGTTGGTGTAACACCGGTTGTGTGCTGAACAATCGACTGCGACATATTGATCTCGTCTAAGCCCAATACGCCTTCGCCCATCATACCGTTCTTGAACTGACGGCTGATAGTACCAGTTGGGTTAAACAGACCTTTCAAGCCCTCGACCAAACCGGCGTTGGCGGCTGGGTTAACAGTCGCATAACGTGGGCTCATGGGGGTGGCAAACTCGTTGAGTTTCTGTTGTGCTGCAAGCAGAACAGCAGAAGTCGAAGGAGTCGAGCCAGGAGTGCCTACTGAGTTGTAAATACCTTTGTAGGCAGTTGCCACGTCAGCGTCAACGCTTGATGCCAATTGCGACACACGGGGCTTAAGAACGCGTTCTGCGAAGTCATCCAATTGCATGGTGAGTTCGGCAGACGTGAAGTTCACGCCAATGTGCTTTTGGGTTGAAACAGTCAAAGTTGTGAACTGTTCGTTGTCGTCTTGCACTTGCAAGGCAGCACCGTCAGTAACTAAGGCGCGGTCGGGTAAGCGAATACGCAGGGTTGAACCAATTTTTGCGCCTTCAACGGCGAATGAATCGTCGTACTGACGATTGACGTTGCGACTGATCACCAAGTTGTTCTCGAGGATTTCGAGGGATTTACGGGTGATCATGTCAATGGTAAGAATGCTATTTGCCATGATAATTCCTAAAATAAGTTAGCGGAGGGTACGCGCTTCGTGCTTCTTTATCTGTCGCAATCTTTCGGCCTCAATCCAGTCTGACGTGGACATTGACTTGATAGAGCGTGGATCAGTCGTATCGTATGCCGGTGAGCCGGTCGTACGGGCTGAAACAGGTGAAATAGGCGCTGGTGCGTTTGAAGTCTTTTTGACCGGTGGGTTTGCGGCTAACTGAGCCTCAATCTTTCCGATTTCTTTGGCTTGCATGATAGGCGAAAGACGTGAAATCCGTTCCGCTTCTCGGGGGTTTGCACCTAAGTGGTAAGCCACTTCGGGGCCGTTGTCCGAGGCCTGAATGGATTGGGCCATCACGGTAGTAATTGGCAGATTCGGGTTGTATGCGACTTGTTCAAAGTCCTCATACTTCGCACGAACTTCCTCTTCCTTGTCGTGATAGGTTTCGAGTATTTCAGCTTGCTGCTTGCGCTGCTCGCGCTCCGCTAGTTTTTGCTCCGCACGTTGTTCTGCCAAGGCTTCGACATAATCTTCGTTTGAAGCAAACTGCTCGGGCGTGACCGGTGCTTGAGGCGCAACAGGTTGAACCGCTCTTTCCCTTTCCCACTTTCGCTGCTCGCGTGCGAGCCGTTTACCGATGGCTGCGTCTAATTCCTCTTGTGAAAAGGTCTTAGGTGCTGCTTCGGGTACTTCCGGCGCAGATACTTCAACAACCGGTTCTGCCGTAACTTCCGGTGTCGGCGCGGGTACTTCCGCTGGGCTTACTTCGTCTGACATTTGTAACTCCGAGGAGTCCTGGTGGATCGCACCAGTACGATTAGTATATTACTTAGATTCTGCGGGTGCAACATAATTTGGATCATGCGCCCAATCGACAGGGGGCAGGGCAGCTAACTGGTCAACCGTTGTGCAGCCGTTAATGGCAATAATCTGAGCATCGCATTGGGTACGGATGTCTTGGCGCCATGTATTCCAATCCATTGGAATGGCGGACTTGGTTTCGTAGCCCTTGACCACACGCCAATCGGAGGGCAGCAAGATTGAATACGCTTGCGCTTGCACGGCGTTGACCGCTTGCATTTGACACTCAAACAAGTCTTTAGGCGTAGCGGTGTAGTTAATCTCAACGACCGTGCCGGTGTAGACAGGTGCGTCTTGTGATATCCAGTAATAGACATCTGAAGGATACTGACCGTACACCACATCAACCATGCCGATAGCCGCTTTTTCTTCGGGGCTAGACAAGTTGCACCAGTTTGCCGGATAAGAAATATTATCCCACTCAAAGGCTGTGCCAGCGGGTACTAGGAGGGCGATCAAGCCGTTGGAAATGATTGCAAACATAACTACCTCGCTAAACTATTTTTGAATGGGTTTTCGGCAAATGCCATGTAGATGTATGTTTGACCACTATCGTTAGTAGATTCGCCTGACCCAACTCTAATTTTAAAACCGTTAGATAATATATCAAAAGAATTGTTTGCCGCTTCAGCGTTTGATAAATTAGGAAATAGCGTTGCGCTAGTTGTGTTGTATGTATCTCTAGCGGTATCGTGCAGTATCCATTGTGAAGCTGCGCTTGAACTTTTTATTAGAACCCAACGTGGTCTAAAACCTGTGTACACAAACGGGCCATCAGTCGAACCATTACCCGTGTAGCTACCAAACGCGCTGAATCCGGCTATGGGTGTCCAGCAGTAGGCAACCATTGCGTTTGTACTTCCGTTTGAACCTGAAGATGAACCAATTGAAAACACAGACGATGTTGGAGCCGTGCTGTTCCAAACGCCTACTCCGCTTGCTTGAGCGTCAGTTGCGTTTAATTTAATGAAAAACGCTGCGCTAGTTAAACCAACGTGGTATATGCACCACGCATCTGCTGATGACGGACGGTTTTTAGCAATAATCCAACTAGGCGCAACACCCAACCCATGCCCAACAGTTGCATTAGCACCCGTACCCGTGTACGTCACCACACTAAACCCAGCAGACGCATTAACGCTCACAGTCGATGTGATTGTGCCGTTGGTGTTGGAGGATGATGTGCCTTGCCCTGCTTGCCATTGCCAAGCAACGTACGTTGCTGCCAAGTTGTTGTAGACGGTGTTTGTGCCAACGGTAAACCCTGCGCTACCAAATGCGGTCAAACCTTGCGTATCAGTTGTTTCAGCACCCGTGGTGTTTGAAATTAAACCTTTAGTCACACCACGCACCGAGTCTGTCAGTTTGTTATCAGTAGCCGCCGAGCGTGATTTGACCCACACAAGGTCAGGCTTAAACGATGCAGCATTGGTGATGGCGTTAGACAGCAGCGTACCCGTGTACAAAGTCGCATCCATCACCGTGTTGCCCTTGACGATGGTGCTTGTCGGCAAGTTGTATGTGTTCAGGGCTACATAGCCTGTGGGGGGTGTGTAGGTGAAGGGGCGTTGACCGAAGTTGATAGCCCACGTTCCATCATTTGTTCCAACAATAGGAAAAAAGTCGAGTGACGTTAAACTTGAATACGCCGTGCCTTGGGAAGTGTTGTTTTTATAAAATACCAATGTTCCTGCCGCAGCATCAAAAGCAACACCGATAACGTCCCCTAAAGTGTAGCTAGACCCATAAGCGACTGAAGAACTATTATTATTTTTATTGCCTGTGTATTGATAAACATACGCAGTTGCACTATTTCCCGCTGCTCCGCTATCGGTTGATTTTGCAATACCAAGTGAAGAAGAATACGGAGAAGTGCCACCAGTAATAACAGCTTCCCAATACCATTTGCCCGATGGCATTGACATTGTTGCTCGGCTAAAAGCATTGTTTGCGTTGTAAGCACAAGACAAATTGCCATTGGTAATAGTTACTAAATTTCCTCGATCCAACGGATTCAACACAGCAAAGTTAGCCGCCGTAGCACTTGTCAACGTAGGCACATCCGTCATGCTGTCATACGTTACACCAGCCGTGATACTGATGTTATTCGTAGTCCAGTAATTGCCATTGCCTGAGAAGTCTTTGCCCAAGCCTACGTTGCTGCTTGTGGTCAGCGCAGAGTTGTCTGTGAAGGGTAAATAGAAACCGTTTGTACCGTATGTGCCTGTGTATGCTGCGGGTTGCCATACGCCTGTGAGAGCGTTGGTTGAGCCGAAGGATGATGGGGTTAGGGCTTGACCGTCAATGAAGTTGACTTCGGTTAGGTAGCCGTCGAAATACCCTTGAGCAGGGTAAGCTGGGTCAGAAGAAATCCAAGTTGCTATTGTTTGGTTAACAATAGTTTGTTCGTTTTGTGGTGGATAAGTAGCGGTTCCAAAAGCTGTTACTTGCGTTCCGTTTACATAAATCCGTACCCTACTTGCCGCAGTAGCGTTAGTGCTGTCAATAGTTACAACAATATGATACCAAGCAGATGGGTCACGAAAAACTTGTGTTGTTGTAAGAGTAGCCTTATTTGTACCACTAACCCACCAATCCAACACAAGTCTGTTAGAACTATCAAAATATATACCGGTGTAGTTTCCACCAGCATTTCTTGTCATTAATAAATTACTATCTATACTTAACGCACCTCTTTTTACCCATAAAGAATATGTCCAAGTGGTTAAACTTCCTTGAACAGATGGAGTCCGATTCAAATACCCACTAGCACTCGTCCTAAACCGCAGCGAGCGTGTGAGGTTGTAGCCTGTGGATGCAGAGTTACCAGCGAATACAGGAAACATTAAGCCACCGCCTGTGAGATACCTTGTTGATAAAGGTTTGTGCCATCAGAGCGAAAAGTGAAGTAGTCTTTTGCCGAAGCTGCTGTGGACAATGTAGGTGCTGTGCCCGCCGCCCACTTGAACACCGAGTTCCAAGTGATTGTGTTTGACCCACCGTTTTGGATGACAGCAAGTGCGTAGAACGCACCGTCTCTCAAGTTAGTCGGTGCGCCAAAGGTGCGGTTGGTCGATACGAAAGTAAAGGTGGCAACCTGGTTGACCGTATCCCACGCAATCGTAGCTGCATCAGTTAAAGCGGTGTTAGCTGCCCAACCGACGGTCACTTTAACTTCTGCGGGGGTTGTTGTACCGATAGGTGGCGGTGACACCAAACTTAACGTGCCACCAAGGGTCAAGCTGCCCGACGATGTCACCGTACCGGTCAAGGTCAAGCCGTTGACTGTGCCTGTACCGGCGACAGAGGTCACCGTACCTGTAGCCGCTGTTGTCCATGTGGGTACGAAACCCGCACCGGCTGACGTTAACACTTGGCCGGAAGTACCCGCCAAGGTCGCTAAAGTTAAGCCTGATGCAATGTCTAATGTTGTGACTTTGGCTGACCCTGCGGTCGTAGCGCCAAGGCTTGTACCGTTAATTGAACCGCCGGTAATGGCAACGCTACTAGCTGCTTGCGTAGACATTGTGCCAAGACCAGTAATGTCGGTATTGGGGATTGTGGCTGATGCCGTCATAACCCCTGTACCGCTGCCCTTAACGTAACCCGTGAGCGTTGCCGCACCCGTGCCGCCATTGGCTACAGCAAGTGTGCCACCCAAAGTCAGCGTACCGCTTGAAGTAATTGGCCCACCGGTCAAGGTCAGACCAGTTGTGCCGCCCGAGCCATCAACGCTTGTGACTGTACCAGTACCCGACACAGACACCCAAGCGGGAAGCCCAGCAGTAAGTGTTAAAACTTGCCCGTTTGTGCCGCTAGGCAATAGCGCAGTTGCGCCAGCACCAGTTTGATAGGGTATCGACCCTGACAATCCGCCCGCAATGTTCGTTGCAGTTGTTGCGCTTACAGCATTCGTTGCGTTCGTTGCGTTTGTAACAAAAGTAGCACCGATCACCGATACAACTTGTGCCGCAGTAGCCGCTGTCATAGCAGACGTGCCGTTGCCAAAAACCAAGCCCGAAAGCGTTGTGGCACCTGTACCACCGTATGCTACGGCAATGGTTGAGCCATTCCACGCACCGGCAAGCACCGCACCGGTCAGCGTAATGTTACGAAAGGTCGCATCGTTTGATGCGTCTTTGACCGATAACGTGCCGTTAACAGCAGGTACGGTAAGCGTAAAGTTACCGACTGCATCAGCAGAAGATAAGGTGGTTGTGCCGCCTAATGTATCGGCATTAAAAATTAAGCGGCTCATGGCAACCCTTTATTCGTAAATGACAGTTGCAGCAACCGTACCACCAAGCACCACGTTTAGCCCTTGGTTAAAAAAGGCTCCGTCGTACTGACCAAAAGGGTAGAAGGTAGCCGCAACTGGCGTAAACACACCAACCATTGTGGTGGTGGTGCCTGATTGCACGTCATAAATGGTGATCGTAGGCGTACCGGAAGCAGCGCTTACAAAGATGCCTTTGAGCTTGCCTTGACCAACTTTGATCTGTTTAGACGCTGTGATGTAGGTGTAATTTGCCATGATATGCCTTACGAAAGGAATTTGAGTCGATAAAGCGTGGAAAGATAAAGAGTAATGATTTCGTCAATCAAATTCTGTAAAGCTGAATCTGTTTTGTCGCAAATGTCGTAGCGATATTTTTCAATGTCTTCAAGCTGGTCTTCCAAGAACTCGGTGACATTAGCCGTCTTCTTAGAAGACTGCAAAGTGATTGCACCAATCATGCCGTGGCGCCCTTGATAGGCCTCGGCAAAATTGTCAGCCAAGTCGATGATATTCTCATAGAACTTTTGCAACGCTTTGTGCTTGGAATAGCTGCGTGTGTTTAGATGTACGCTATGCGTGACATCGCGCGCTAAGAAAAACATTCCTACGAAATCTGCAACTTTCATTGTTGTGGTTCCATCATTGGTGGTTGCATTTGATCGGGCGGCATCATGCCTTGGTCAGGCGGCATCATGTCTTGTTCCATAGGTGGCATCTCAAATTGCTGGCGTTGTGGTGCGCCACCGATTAGGTCACCCGTATCCATTGCGGCTGCAACCGTACCCATCACAATGTCTTGAATCTGCTCAAAGGTCATGCCCGCTTGAACGGCTGAGATACGCTTGGTTTCAGCATCAAAGGCTTTGATCTGCGCCTCATAATTCTTGCGCTCAATGTCCTGTGCTTCCATAGACTTAGACACGTTTTGCAGCATGGAGTGCATATTCTCCATCTCTTTAGCCATTGCTTGCATCTGCTGCTCGGCGGCTTGCAAGGCTGGGTCTTTGTCACCGTCATCCATCAACTTAGGATCAATGGTCTTGGCAAAACGTTTAGCCATCTCTTGCGCGCCAGGCCAATCCATGTTCTTGATAAACAGATCGCCCGCAACCGCCCACAGTTGGGGGTTGCCTTGCAGCAATTGACCCATTGACTCCAACGCTTCTTGGCGTTTGGTCATGTAGCTTGGGCCGGTGGTGACCATCACGTCGTACGTTCCGACACCAGGGTTGTAAATCTTATCGATCTCAATACCGTTTTGGTCAACAATTCGTTTGACCGGTTCTTGCTGCATGGGGTCGATCTTAGCTGAGTCAGGCTCGCCGTCCTCGCCCATGATGCGCGCCACGCGCTGCGTGTCGTAAATCTTAGGCACTAAGCCAATGATTTGGCGCGTGATGTGGCGTACCGCTCTCGCTAAGTTGTCAACGTAATGGTATGTGCCGGTGTCAGTCTGACGCTCGCGCGCCATGATAGCCTTGCCTGAACGCTCGTTAGAGGTCGCACCAAGGCTAGAGTCATATTGCCCTGTCGTTGATTTAATATCGTCGCTAGCACCCGCTTTGGCTTGCAGCAAGCCGCTTGACGCCATAGGGGGCTGCGCGCGTTGCGGGAGCGGTAATGGCCCGCCCGCACCGTCAGTCACATCAGGGTTAACTTCAAGGTATGGCCAGTTGGTCGTGTTGGCTGTTTTCCAGTTTTGTTCGTAGCCCTCAAACTGACCACCGTAGCCGATAAACGGTGCTTTGGGCGCCAAAGCCAACATCTCTGCCTCTTGGCTTACCCAGTAGTTGTACATACGCTGTGCATCCTTGGCATTGCGAACAATGCCCGACACATGGATGCGTCCGTCAATCTCAAATTCGTTACCAACCACTCGCACAACCGGAATCCAATCACCTGCCCAATCGTTAGACTCTAGCACTTCAAAACCATTAATCTTGCAATGCTTGACCTTCTTGACATCCACAATACGGCTTTTAATTGGCTTCATGCCTATCTGAACCATTTGCTGGTCTTCAGGTGAGCCTTTCATCGCACTAACATTACCGTAGTACAGGTTTAGCGTAGCTTTTTCATGCTCTACATAGTAATAGTCAGCAATCCGAATGGTGTCTACGCTTAACCACGGTGCGTAAGATTCGTTACCCACGCTTTGCGCCTGCAACGATGACACAGGTTGGGCGTCAGGAAACATACGCTCAAAGTCTTCGAGCATTAAGTCTTCGGTCACAAAACACCATTGGGCGTCCGAGCCGCACGGGTCTTGGATCGTTGGATCCATGTAGACTGAAAAGGAGTTACGAATACGCCCGATCTTGATGTTTTGATCAAACGAATTGGCACTCTCGTACTCGGTTAGCAACCGGATATAGCCTTCCCCATACGCCACTTGGTTCTCACAAGCGGTGTCATATGCGACATCTGCGTCAGACATATACTCAATGTGACGCACCATGCCGTTGAAAATCTCAGCCACTTCAACATCCGCCTTGTCATCCGCAGGGATTACTTTTCCGCTTGGTCGATTTTGGCGTTGGTCGTTGGTGACTTGGCGAACGTGCTGGGGGAGCTTGTTAATGGTAAGGCAGGGGCGCGCGTTAATGGTTTGCCCTTGGACTGAGCCCCGAGTAGCCAACACGTCGGCTGGCCATTGGAACTGGTTGTCAGGGCTTGCTGCGTAGAATCGAAGGTCATCAAGTTCATCCTCACGGCTATCAGAATAGGCGGCGATCGCCATTGTCATGCGATGCAATGCGGTTTCTATGATGTCTTTGTCTTTCATACAAGCCCAATTACGTCCTTGTCTTTCATCAGGATCAAATCTTCGTATTTGCGGTCAATTGTACCGCTGTACATGACATGATCACCTACGCTCACCATAAGCGGGCGTTTTGAATCTTTCTTACCAGGCCCAACTGCCACAACCACGCCTGTGCGGGTGTCTTCCTCGGGCATAATAATCAGCCCGCTTTGCACAAACGGGTCAGGGCGTACCGCAATGTTGTCGTGTAGTGGTCTAAGCATTATGCACAATGAATGATTGCAAAGTTAAGGACAACGGCTTCAGCTAATGAGCCACCGCTAATGTTACGCAGCGTAATGGTAGCCGAGCCCGCCGCCATGCTAGATACCCAGCAGTTGTACGCAGCAGACGTGCCATTGGTGACGTTAAGAATTAATACGTCTTTGGCTGACAACACGCTGTTGGTCAGTGTAAAAGTTACGTTGGTAACGGTAGCTAGTGAGGCTGCGTTCATCGTAATCTGACCGGCTGACGTATTAAGCGTCACACCGGTAGATTTGCTTGTAAGCTGAGTGACCGCACCTTGTGCCGGAGCTCCATAACCAATCTCTGTGTCTGCGTAAACAGTTGTACCTTCGATTGTGCTAGGTGTTGCTAAGCCAATAGGCGAATTGTCAACGGTACCACCAGAGATAATTTGATCGCTATACGCGACACCGATTGCTTGTGTATTAGGCATTTCAAGCTCCCATCCAAGAAGTTTGTAAACTATTAGTTGATTGACTACGGCGCTTTGGTTCTGCGTACTCTCGGTGCGCGACGGGAAATGCAAACGTCACGCATATAGCATCTGCTGCATCAGGCGAGGCTAAGCCCCGCGCTTTCATGTCCTTCTTAGACTCTAAAAAGATCGTACCTTTAGAGTCGGGTTTCATTACAGGTGATATTAAATCAGTTTTAAGTATCCTGTCACTAGGAATTGACGCGGTTTTCAACCAATTTCGCATATCGCCCCACATCTGAGCCCTTAAATTACCATACATAAGCGGGTTTTTTGATTTATTTCCAAAATTCACGCCCCGAATCTTGTAGCGTTGCTCTTTTAGCCGGTCAACGACCCCACCACCAACGCCGCCTTCGTCAATTACTACCAGCGCGGGCTTATATTCTTCGATTGTTTCGATTACATGGCCCACCACCGTCATCGTATCGTCGCCCTTGAAGCGTTTGATGCCGATAATGTCACGCCCTTGGCGTATGGCGATCACGGTCGAGTCAGAACCGAACCGTGCAGGGTCAACGCCCACAATAATAGGGGCGGATAGGTCTTTAAGTCGAGCTCTTCGCATGGCTTCGTCCACAATAGAGGATGAAATAAACTGATCATCACCCGCAGACGGAAAGTCACCGTAGACCTCAACCGCCGCTTGTGATGAATCGGCGCCATATTCGTCGATGATCTGCTGATAGACGGCTTTGTCCGTACCCTCAACCGTTCTTGCGTCCACAATTTTGGTGTTCCAAAAGTCACGCTTGGAGTTGTGGCATTCGTAGAAGTAGCCGGTGTTGCGGCGCGGGTTGGAGAACGCCAACCAAAAGCGGTTAGGCGTGTTCTCAGTAAAGAAGCCCGCAGTCACCGCCCAAATAGCGTCATCAATACCGCTTGCCTCATCAAAGATCACCATCACGCCGTCGTAGTTGTGAACCCCCGCATAAGCGTCAGGGTTCTCGCTTGACCAAAGCCGTCCTTCCACCGACCAATAACGTGTGCCTTTCTTTAGGTCACGCTCAACCAACTCGGTAATCCATTTAGCGGGCATGAGCCGCGTTGCGCTAACTTCAAACCAATGTGAGTTGAGTGACATGGCGAGCCACTTTGTAATCTCTGCCCAGGTAACCGATCGTAACTGTGACTCAGAGTTTGCCGAAATAATGGTGGTAGAGCCAATCCGTGTAGAAAGCATCCATAAGGTGAGCCAACTGACCAACGCTGACTTGCCAATACCGCGACCGGATGATGTCGCCATCCTGAACGTGTCAAAGTCAACCTTGCCGTTGTTTTGCTTAATGTGCGCGGTCAGGTCTTGCAGTACTTCGCGTTGCCAACGGCGTGGGCCGGAGAAGTTTTCTAAGGGCGTACCCTTTTGACCCCAGGGGAACGCATAAAGTACAAACGCTAGTGGGTCATCCTTGATCTTGGGTGACCAAAGCGCCGACATTAGGCGCATCTCTTCGGCGGCGCTGTATTGTGTCGTCTGCATCCGTGGGTTCCATATCTATAGTTAACCGTTGTTCGGCTTGCTCAAGCGCGGTGATGATGCTGATCTGTTGCGTCACATCGACTTGCACTTGCTGCTTGGCGACCCAATCGTGCTTGTGTTTCAGAAACTCTAGCGCCATCTTAGCGTCGCCGCCAACGGCTGCGTCATACACGACTTGCGACATAGTCGCTTCCGCTTCCGCGCGGCCTTGCATGGCGGCAAGTTCGACAACAGGGTCTAGCTGGCAGAGTTTACGAAACTCCTCGGGCATCATGCCAGCCCTTAATGCTAGGGCGTCGTTGGACAGGCCTAACTTCGCGGCTTCGTAGACGCGCAACAAACGCGACTCGGTGGCGCGGACTTCGCGGGGTGTGAAGTGTAGAGATAGCATTTTGCGATTGTAGGTCATGTAGGCAATTTATTATATAAAAAAATTTTGTTGGCATAACCTCCGCTAGCTAGGGCTCCTCGCAGGGCCCTCCCCCCCTACCCCCATGCACTCAAAAATGCTTAATGCCACAAGGCCTGGGCTCACTAAGTCTTAGGTTGTTGGACAACCAACAAGCTCACTAAGTCTTAGTCAAGCTCACTAAGTCTTAGTGCCAAATACTCACTAAATCTTAGCACCTGGTACTCACTAAGTCTTAGGATTATGTGCATACTAAGTTTAACTTGTAGGCAATGTAGGCAATGTAGGCAATGCCCACAAAGTCCAGTGGCCTGCTACGTTGTGCGCGTGCCAACTGCGCCGACATATATACTGCTGTACGTATATACAGTATATTTAAAATCTTACTATCTAATCTAATAAATAACCCTCATTACCCTACAAAGCACATAAACCGATAATTTATAAGGCATTTTCTGAAAGCACTTCGCGCCCTTTTGCGTTGCCCTTTCATTACCCTGAAGTGCCCTACATTTTGTGAGCTTTTGTGAGCTTTATGCTATAAATAGTTGTACAAAGCTATAAATTCATGTACAATAGAATCTCAGTTAAACAACTAAGGGCACAAAATGTTAACCAAAGCAAACCTAAAACAATTAGTAATCCTAAAACAAAGCCAGGCACTTGGTAACACCGGCGCCATCGCGCGCGGCCTGTCATTTATGATTCGCGCATCATTACGTAAAACTGAACAGGCCGAGCTGCGCACGTTGGCCGCGCAGTTTGGCGTGACTAACCATCCCGATTTTATTTGCTAAATACAACCGGCCGCGCAAGCGGCCATTACTCTAAGGGTTCAATATGTCTAAATTCAAACTTAATTTTAAAACTGACGTCGACGAATGCGAAGATGGCTATATGGTTTTCCTGCCGTGTGGTTGGCGTTGGTGCGACGATATTGTGCACGTTCGCGGGTTTGATACCGTGGCCGAGATTCGCGCAGCCGTTAAAACTGATGTTGTGCCCTGTATTTGCCGCGAATGCGCGCCGGCTGCCGAGCCCTTTTCCGCTGCCGCTAACTTAAAAGGTGCCTAATATGTCTAAATTTTCCGATATCGTCGCAGCTTTACTTATGTGCCTGGCTTTGTTGCTGGCTTGCTTTATCTAAACTTCACTTCACTAAGGTTAAAAAATGAAAATCACAGTTAAAACATTACCCCTATTTGCTGCGCTCGAGTGCGCGGCCAAAAAAGATATTCGGTATTACTTGCAAGGTATCAATATTCAGATCAAGAAAATAGGCGTGGGAATGGTTTACGGTACCGATGGTCATATACTTTTTGCGGGCCAATTGCCTTATGAGGGCGACTATTGCCCACCAACGCTCAATCTCATTATCCCCACAGATGCGGTTAAACGCTTAGACAAAAAAGCCGAGTTTACAGATCTCGAGTTCGACGGCCAAAATTATCTTTTAGGTGGCGCGCGCTTTGTGCCCGTCGACGGCCGTTATCCTGATATTGGTCGCGTTATCCCCGATATTGACCATAACACCGAGCAAGCGCCAGGCACTTATAACCCTGATTTATTGGTGCGCGGTCGCGCGGCCCTGTCGCTGTATCTCGGTGTTAAGCCCAAAGACACGTTTAATTTCATTCAGCGCGGCTCTGATAGCGCCGTAATGCACGCCGGCGTTAATACTTGTTTAGTGGTTGTAATGCCCATGCGAGCCGGCCATGAGGCGCCGTACGCTGGCTTTAACCGCGATTTCATGTAGCACCACTCGGGCCCGCGCAAGCGGGCCATAAACTTCACTAAGGTAGATAAAAATGACACAACGTATTACTGATAAACAATTAGACTCACTTTGTGAGTATCTCAACACTATTACAAAAAGCCCAACGGCGCCCTGGGCCAATGGCCGCGCCAACGTGGGCAATTATCATATCTCGCACGCGTACGGTGGCGTTTGCTTGCATCGCCACGTTAACGAAGGCGGTGGCATTACTTGCCCGTTAAGTAATGGCCACAGCACAAAGCGCGAGCTTTACAACGCTATGCAAGCGTTTATTAAAGGCCTGGAGGTGACATTATGAAATTCGACCATTACACCTATACCCTGGCTGACCATTGGGCCAGCGCCATTATCAACGCCGATTACACGGGCCTAGATGATGCGGAAGAAAAACAGTTAACCGAGTGGTTAGCAGAAAACCATAAACCTCAAGGTCATTGGGATATCGAAGGCGACGACGAAGGTTATTTTGCCCGCGATGAAATAAGCGGCTTGCACGCTAACTGTATTACGGTTCGGCAATATTTCCCCATTGAGGTGGCGCCATGAAATTAGCCTATCACGCTAAAAACGACAACCACGGTTGGCACCACATTAAAACGGCGCCTATTAGTTGTCCTGAATGGCACGACGCCGACCGGTGGGCCTATAACTTTATGATTGATAACGGCGAGCAAGTGTTAACCATTGGCTGGAATATGTACCAGTTAATCAACGATAAGGCCACAACATGAAAAACTATGTAATTTTATATCGCATTGAAAGCATACAAAGCCCATTAAACGCGCCGTTTTCCTTTCAGGCATGGGCCGAGGATACCGAGCACGCCGAGGAACAATGCCTAAACGCTTACCCTGATTGTGACGTTGTTTGGGTGTATCAATGCGAACACGGCACCGGCCTTGCTGATGCTTTAAATAATTATTACACCGAGGGGCTAACATTATGAAATATAAAACAGGCCAGCCGGTCGACGTGGGCGACGTTGTGCACGTTCGCAACCGTGCCTATACAGTCTACTCAATAGGCGACACCGTAACCCTGCGCTCAATGTGCGAGCGTGGGTATATCAAACGGGTTTTTCCGGCCGATATCGGCGCTTATATCCCGCGCCTAAGCCCTTTATTCGCGGGGCTAATGCCGTTATGACAATCTCACTTATTGCGGCCGCTATCGTCATTCTAATGATTCTAGTCTTTGACTTATAAACCATCTCACACCACACAACGCCCTACGGGGCGTTTTTTACGGGCTTTAGATGTGTTACGGCCGCGAGCGGTGTACCGGCCCGCACTACCAAGCCTTCGGCCATTACGCGCAGCTCTGATTTTTTATATCCCACCATATCAGGCGCACAATAAACCTGTTTTTTGGTGGTGAGCTCACGCGTGGCTAACCGGCCACAGTCGAACCAACTGCACTCGAGTAACGCGTGCAATAGGGCGCCCTGGCTAACCTTATAGGTGCCTGGTGCGTTGAGAGATAACGTGTCACAAATAACGTGAAAGGGGCTCGCTATGACGCCACCGGCGAACACCCCTCGGCGCTCGCGGATCATATCGACTAGGTACGACTCATTTGCGCTCATACCCTGTTCGATTAGGGTTAACTTAAATTCAGTCACGGGAGGCGCGGCCGACGGGTTAAACGCCGAAACATCACGGGCCGCAAGCCACGCCGCGCACGCGGCCACGCCACCACGGGCAAACCATGCCCATATTTTGGCGCTCACCTCGGGGGCCATGCGGGGGGCGTTTGATTTAAGGGCAAACCAGCGCCGATCCTGACTATCAAGGGTAATGGGCACCGCGTCATTACTAAACGCCAGTACCATACACCTGTTCACCATATCGTACGGTTTCAGGCCCTTACGATTGATCGACAGGTACTCGGGGGGCGCGGCGATGATGGGCTTTAATTTGTTCGCCAGGGCGCGCCTGTCTTTGGCGTCGGGCTCGCGTAATTCGTTGAGTATCAGTATCTCGCTCTCAAGCGCGTAATTAAACTGTGACGACATAGTGTCGGAGTCCAACAGGCCACGGTTCACGGCGTTATCGCCACATACGGCCCATATAAACGGGTGCCACATGGTGTCTTTGCCCGAACCCTGTACGCCGGTATGTAGCACCGCGTGGTTGATCTTGGTTTGCGGGTGTTGCAGCTTATAGGCCATGACGTTAAAACAATGCTCAAGCGTATCCGCGTCGGGCACTAGGTGCCTACAATGCTCAAGCCACGGGGTAATGTCGCCAGGCACCGCTACGGGCCGAGCGTCGCGCCACCTATTGCCGTACACGTCACCGCCTCGGCTAACCAAGACGGTATCGCCGGCCGCGTACGTTATCCCCACCAACGCGGGGGCGCCGTTCTCTTGGCGCAGTTCATCAAAACAGACTGAGGCCTCAATATGGCGACCGGTGCGGATTGACTTGCAAATGACGTGGCGAAACAGTGCGTTAAACGTGCCTCGGCTAATCTCGCGTCGGTCTTGCAAGTCAAAATAGCTATCGTCGGACTGAATGTAAGCGAACCGCCCGAACCACTCGCGCTTTTGTACGCGCCCGAGCTCTCGGTTTTCAATCTCGGTTTGACGCTTTTTAACATCATCAGGAAAAGCGGCCGTGGGGGCGATAATTTCATATGCCTTGGCCATTGTCTTGGCTAACAGTTCATCGCGTAAACCAGGCGCCGCGCTCGGCCCGCCTTGGCCTTCCACCCATTCAAGGAAGATATGGCTATCGAGTTGTAAGCAATGCGAATGCAAGCAGCAATAGGCGCGCATAGACGGGTTATAACGCCCTTGCGGGTTGCCGTCTGTGTGTTCGTGTGCATTGGGGCACACCACGCCCGCCCAGCCCTCCGAGTTCGGGCGACTAATGACTAAACTATTCTCAGCCAACCACGCAAAGATGTTATCGGTGCCGTCGTCGTCTATCTTGATCGGCCGGTACGCGTTGGATTCGACGGGGCCGGAAGTCACCCCGAACGCGCCCATAATTTGCGGCAAACTAAACTCACGCTCGGGGTGAAATTCGGTTAACACCGACTTGAACCCGTTACGCTCGGGCTTGAGGTTAACGCTCCCTGGTATCCTAAAGTTGCGTACGGCGTTGCACGCGCCTTTGTCGGTGTAACCCGCCTCGGCTATCGCTTTGATAGCTGCGCTAAAAACTTGGTGCGTGGGTTGATCGTCTAGGGCAAACGTATAACCCCATTGAAAGTTATCGGGGGAAGTTTCGATTTTCCAAGTGGGCTCGAGCGGGGGCGCTTTCGATTTAGTGCCCACGTCATCAAGCACAAGAAAGGCAACATGGTCGCAATTGTGGATCGACGCGCTCGGTTTACTCTTAAAGCGATCAACAACAAATGAGGCTGTGTTGGCGTACCATGCGCCGCCCTCTTTGTACTCATGGGGGTAAAAAGCTGGCCATGTCGCCTTAATCGTACCATCGGCGTGTTGTTCTTTTCCAACAGGCTTTTGCTTGACTAATAGACAAGTTTCACCCTCAGGGGCGACTTTTGAAATATAATCGACGAAGTCCAATGCAATACTCCTTAGTTGTTTTTAAGCCACCCTAGCCGGTGGCTTTTTTTTTACTTGCCGTACCGAGTCATTGTTTGAATCTCGGCGTCTAGTGGCAGACCTTGCGCCCACGGGGGCGGCGTACACATAACTTGCCTTAACCGCTCGGTGACGGTTTCGGGCTGATCGGTTTCAATAACAATTTCGTCGTGAACGTGGAGTACAACGTCGTCAAGGGCTCGGAGAGCGTAACGTAGTACGTCGTTCGCACAGGCTTGGGTGATGTTCTCACAGGCCAAGCCACGCCATAATCGCGCGCGCGGCCACTCTTTAGCGTCGGCGGCGGGCTTCCATGCTGCTTTGGCGTATGAAATTCCATCTTCTTCAAGTTTGGCGTAGGGGTAACAGAGGATGCGACCCGAGGGTAAAGCGTACCATAGATGCTGCCCGTCATACAGGTAGGTTACCCTACCCGCCACGATTTCTTTGCCCTTGTTACGCATAGCAATCATGTAACCAGTTTCCAACTCTTGCCAATACCTGACGGCCCATTGGTTTGCACGGCGCCAGGCATCAACGGTACGCTGCGCGTCCGACTCGGTCATGGTCAATCCGTAGGCGCGACCCATCGCAGAGAACGCGCCAATGCCACCACCGAACCCGCAAGCGAGGATTGCGACCTTACCGATCTGCCTTTGGTCAAGGGTGACTTCGGACTCGGGTATCTTGTACATCGCCGCCGCCTCACGCACATAAATATCGCGGCCCGACCGGAACACGTCTAGCACGTCATCGCCGCGCCCTGACAACCACGGGGTCATCCGCGCTTCGATCTGACTCCAGTCGGCGACCACCAAGGACTTACCCTTGGCGGGTATGATCGCGGGGCGTAACATACCCTTTAGAACGTCAGTAACTCTTTTGCCAAAACGGGGAACGATGGGCTGTCTGAGAACCATGCTCTCTCTAACAGACTCGGGCGCTTTGGCGCACTTGCGTGTGAAGTTGTGTACTTGCGCGCCATAGCTAGACGCACGACCAGTAGCCGATCCTCCGGCGAACACAAAGGCTCCACGGACGCGATTGTCCTCCACATCTGCCAAGTCGCGTAAGCGTGAGAACTTTGCGACCGACGACGCCCAGAGATCATCGGCACATTGGATAACCTCGGCAACGTCGGGCGGTAGGTCTTCGACCGCAAGTAAGTTTGCGCGTACGCGCTTGTCGATTGAATATTTTCCATCTTCCACTTCCATTAGTTTAAGTTGTTCGGGGCTTAGTCTTTCTTTAACCCATTCGCGCATCTTCGGCGAGCGGACTGACGTGATCGCGCCATTGGTGACGGTTCTGACAATGGACTGTATGTCCGCGAGTTCAATGGCCGCGTAAGAGATGGCTGCGCTGGCAAGAGGCACGTCCACCAGTACACCTCGGTCGTTGATTTTTTCGTTGACATGATAATCAAATAACTCCTCATTAGATAAGGGGCGTAGGCTTTGGCTAACCGCGCGCATGGCGCGCACGTCTTGCTCACAGTATTGCACCATTTCAAGCATCAGCGCAGGGTCGTCTTTAAACGGCGGTACACATAGCGCACGGATAAGCTGTGCGCCACGGTAATCCTTCTTCATGCTTGCACCGGCGAACCGGCCCACATCTTCAAGGCTCCCTGGTGCACAGTTTGCGCGCGCTTGTGTTGCGGTGCAATAGAACTGCTCTAATTTGAAATTGATCTGTAAGACGTACCAAAAGATTAAGCGCTCAAAGGCTGCGTTGTGGGCGTAGATCAAACCCTTATGATCGCGTACACGTTGGGGGAATGGGCCGGACGTCCAAGTGGCCACGTCTTCGTCATCGAACGCGTAGGACATACACAGCACTTCAGTTGTACCGTCTTGGGCGTAGTTGTAGACACCGTGACGTTTAAGGTCACAGTGGCTACGGGTTTCAAAGTCAACCCATAGCATATTGCTTACGGATTTTGCCACCCGCCCCTGCGTTAATGACCGCTGCGTTAACCCATATTTTGCTGCCAGTTGGCAAACGTCTTATGTGGCCCCGACGCAAGTGTTCGCGGGGGCTGCGGTGACTACCTCCCGCGTGGCCGTTGCCGGTGCCCGCTGGACGGTCGATGGTCAGCACATGGTATTCATCAAAGGGCAACGCACCAAGAGTTTTGCTAGGCTTACGGGTAGGTAACTTTTCGGTATGAACATTACTACAAGCTAACGCGTTAAGAAAACTAAGCAACGTGTCAGCGCCCAAACCCGACAATAAATTCATTTCTGTTTTATATTTTTCTTCTATCAAATGCCTTTGAACGGCAAAACTTAAACTATTGTCTGCGTTAACCCGTATAAAATTTATTTTAGGTATGCTTGCAAGCACAAAAGGCAACCACGCATTATCTGTTCCTCCCCAAACACATATCACTATACGCGATTCATCTTCAATCGCATGGATAACTATTTTTTTTAATCTTGAACCAACTAAAACAAATTCTAAAACAATATCTTTATACGGCAAACGTAACTCAGTAATGTCAATAAGACCTTTTAATTTTGAATCTTCTATAATTTTACCGTCGTTAGGCAAAGTAAATTTAACCGCTGAATCTAAACCTTTTATTAATACATCTACAGGCATTTTTGGTAGTTCTTTTTTAATATAATCAAGTCGCCACGATTCGGCGTACGATTTTTTAATCTGACGACAAAAATTTAATGGTTCCATTTGACTCTACCTTAATTTATAGGTGGGGGCGTTGATTTGGCCGTTACTGCATACGCGTTGGAAGGCAAGAAAAACACGCACTTACGACATCCTCAAATGCTTGCCTAACCGCCCCCTGAACCTTACTCGGCTACTTTTGGATAGTAAACAACACCTTCTTCTGCTTCAGGCTCTTGCAACTGCGGTAACGCTTGACGACGAACCTTGGCAATTAATTGCTCAACTTCTTGGTAAGGCTGACGCCCAAGTACACCCAAGATTTTATTGATCTCGTCTAATGAGAGGTCAAGTTTCATGTTGCGCTCCTACGACGACGTGCGGGTGCTGCCTCGGCAACTTCTTCTGCCTCAACAACTGGCTCTTCACCGTCCATGCCGACCCACGACTGAATGTCAAACAGAGGTGTAAAGATGCGGCCATACGACTTGTGCTGATAGTGTTCCTTTTTGAGCAACACGACAGGCACAGGTTTAGACTGATCTTTATCAACTTGTTCAGCAATCGCAACAGCCAAGGTCTGTACACCACGCTTGCCACCCGCTGATGTGGTGGTGTAACGCGCTTCCAAACCTTTGTCTTCGCCGGTCAAACACTTTATGCTCATGCCGACCTGCACTTCCCAACCACGTTTGGCGCTTGGTGGTGCGTCATCCATCTCAGGCAATGGCTCAGATACCGACACCATTTTCTCAGCCAATACTTCACCGTCACCCCACGCAATGTAGCCGTGGACAAACGAAAAAGGATTGACCGCCCAAGTTGAGTCAGCTTCGACTTCGGTTTGGTCAGCACCAAAAACCCAATGACCGGTCTTGTCCATCTTGATGATAACAACGCCAGTTGGGCCAACTTCTGCTTGGATAGTACGCAGGGCTGTAGAGAGAGATTTTACTTGCGGTAGATTAGCTAAGTTAAACATTTAGAGTACCTTTTAGAGTAGTTTTAGGTTAGCGAGTTGCTTACCTAGGTCGATCACCGCTGGCCGTGGATCAGATTCCGCTGCCAACGTACTGCCCGAGCTAACGCTTACTGCTACGTCAGACGGAAAGTTCTTTTTGCCAATAATTTTTTCGGCTTGGGCTACAGAGATTAACTTACTCTCATACGCTTTGTCACCTAATAATTTTACCGGCGCTTCATCGTTCACCCATTGACGTGTGCCGCGCTTGGCGACCAGTTTGTATCCTGGCACACGCACGTTGTTCTCTAACATATCGTAGGCCAGTACGCGCACGGCGTCGATCCACGATTCGAGTTCATCGGCTTGGGTGAGGTACTCACTTATCTTGTCAGCGTCAAGGCGCACAAGCGCGGTCTTGAGCGCACGGTCAACAGCACCCGTAACCAACGGGCAAGTGGGCTTGGCTGCACACCACCGGCAATGCTCACCGGACTCTAGCTTAGTGCGTGGGCCGTTGACCGCAGCTATCAGGTCAAACTCAAACTTAGCGATACGCTCGGGCGTTGTCACCCAACGCTTCACCATCGGCGGTTGAACAATAATGATTTCAATTTCTTCAACATCCTCAAACACCCATTGAGTTTCCGGCGTACGCATGGCAGCAGCAGCGTAGAACATACCCTGTTCGTTCTCAGTTGCCTCGACAGCCACGCCATTGCCGAATTTCCAATCCAAAACAATTGCCTTTTTGCCGATCCGGCCAAGTAGATCAGCACTTCCAAACACGCCAGGCAAAAGATCACCAAAGTTGACGCTGCTTTCCACAGCAAATTCCATCTGCTTATCGGGATCAATTTCATCCAACGCCGACAACGCCACAGCAATCTTGTCATCGTATAACTCCTGTGTAAGCGTAATGCCTTCGTGAACCATACCGATCACAGACTCGGGTGTCGCCTTGCAGTCAAGGATTTGGCTAATGGCGTCGTGTAAGAGTGTGCCTTCGTCAGCGTACTTGCTAGAGGGCTTTGGCGGCATCTTAGCAACCAAGTCGATTGAGGCTGGGCAAGCGATAACGCGTTTGGCGGTCGAGCCACCTACGATAGTTGAGTGAAGCATAGTGTAATCTCCTGTTTAGAAATTTAATTGTACACGATTTTTTGCCTGTGCTATACTTTTTTACATGAAAGAATCAGAAATCGAAAATTATTTTAAATGGGCAGTCGAACGCGCGGGCGGCAAGACGTATAAGTTTACGTCACCTAGCCACCGTGGCGTTGCCGATCGTATAGCGTGTTTCCCTGACGGGGCGACATGGTTTGTAGAGCTCAAGACTAAAGGGGGTCGATTGTCAGAATTACAAAAAATTTTTGCCGCCGACATGGCGAGATTAAATCAAAACTACACAACACTATGGACTAAGGAACAAGTAGATGCTTACATTAAGACCTTATCAAACTGAAGCCGCCGCTTTTCTCGGCACACACGACCGCGCTATGGTGTTGGCCCCTGTGGGCGCCGGTAAGACGGCGATTACGTTGACCGCTATGCAAGCCTCACCGGTGCGCCGTTGGCTTGTCCTAGCACCCAAACGGGTTGCCATGAGCGTATGGCCAGCCGAGGCTGTCAAGTGGGGGTTCAAACTTAGTGTGGCGTTTGCCGGTGGCACACCCGCACGGCGTTTAGCTGCGCTTCAATCTAACGCTAACGTCGTTGTGACCAACTACGACAATCTGCAATGGTTAGCCGAGCAAGAGTTGGACTTTGACGGCATTGTGTTTGACGAACTGACACGGCTCAAGAACCCCTCGGGCGCGCGCTTCAAAGCGTTGCTTAAAGTCATTGAACCTATGACCGTGCGCTGGGGCCTGACCGGATCGTTCACAAGTAACGGTTTAGAAGACGTGTTTGGGCAATGCAAGATCGTTGACCAATCGTTGCTTGGGCGCAGCAAAGGCGCGTTTATGCAAACGTACTTTGTGCTGATGAACAAAGAGTACGGCGAATGGGCGCCACGCCCCAAGGCGTTGCAATCGGTGATGGAGCGTATCAAGCCCGCGACCTATCTGCTTGAGGCAGGTGAGTACGCCGACAAGCTGCCGCCTTGCCACACCGTTGAGATGCGCTGTGACATGGACATGGTGAGTTATAAGAAAATGAAACAAGACTTTGTGTTGTTGTTTGGCGATACACACATTGAGGCAATCAACGCGGCGGTTGTGACGGGCAAACTGCAACAGATGGCGTCAGGTTTTATCTATCACACTAGCACAACAGCAAGTATGCGCTCAGGTAAGTTTGATACTTTACAGACCGCCATTTGGTTAAGCCGTCACAAGTTTGATTTGCTTGACGATTTACTAGAGGAGAACCAACGTGCTAACACCATCATCGCCTACACCTACCGAGAAGAACTTGCCGAACTCAAGCGCCAGTACCCCCACGCCGTCACTCTCGACGACAAAGACGCCATTGACCGCTGGAATGCGGGAAAAGTGGAGTTGCTACTTGTCCACCCCAAGTCAGCAGGGCACGGGCTTAACCTGCAACACGGCGGTTGCCGGATGGTCTTTCTGTCATTGCCTTGGAGCCTTGAACTTTTTGAGCAAACCGTAGGGCGTATCCATCGGTCGGGTCAGAAGAATGACGTGTGGGTCTATGTGTTGCTCACTAACAATACCGTTGATGAAAAAATTTGGGCGGCGTTGCATGACAAGCGCGCCGTGTCTGATATAGCTTTAGAGGCTTTGAAATGAAACATAAAGAATTGGCTGAACAGGCGGGGTTTGATAAACATCATGCTGAATATGACACTAGGATTGAACGCTTTGCCGAACTTGTGCGCGCTGATGAACGTGAGGCTTGTGCGAAGATTGCTCTTAAATATGAGCCAACTGAACGACAACCTTACGTTACTTATGCCGCAGATGAAATCAGAGCAAGGGGCGAGAAATGAGAACACCTGACAAGATAATTGCGTTTTGTACTAAGCCGCATACGGCGCAAGAGATTTCCGACCATTGCAAGATACAGCGCAGCAGCATCTACAGCGCGCTAGGACGCTTGCAAATGAAAGGGCTAGTCAAGCGTGTTGATACCGAGCCCGCCACTTACATAGTGTCTACGCCTACGGTCGTTGAGCATTTTGAAAACCTAGTTATTAAACACGCCCATAACCCTTTTGGACTGAGAGCATGACACCTGACAACATCTTGCGTTACCTAGAACACGGGTACGTTATGAAACTTGAAGAGCAGATTGAAACGGCGGAGTACATCCGCAATTTACAGCAGTCAAACGAAACGCTGCGTCAAGGTCTAATTGAATTTGGCAATCAGATTTTTATGCTGCGCCGCGAATTAGTTTCATTACAAAAGGAAAGACGTGAAAATTGATCTACTACGCGCGCAACTGGCCACGGCCAAGGATACGCTGCGCCACCGGCAGAAGCTAATGAACGAAGCAACACGGGCCTACAACCGTGTTTTTGTAACTGTTAAAAAATTGGAGGAACGGTATGAAAATCACATGGCGAAAACTAAATGAAACGATGGCCACGCTGTCTGAAGACGAAATCATGGCCATGCTTGAGTACGAACGCACCCATGAGCGTCGGGTGAAAATGCTGTTGCGCTTGCATCAGCGCGCGAACTCTCTGCGTGTGGCGCGAGAGCGTATTGAACTGTTGAAAGAGGGGTTACGACCATGAACAAGATTGATGTAATCATCGACGCGCTATCGGTTGCACAGAACTCGGTTTGGTCTGCGCTAAATCAAGAGGCGTTAGCGTATGCGATTGAATTGAAATTAGAGTTAGCCAAGCCTACGCTGCCCATGTCACCTGAACATTTGCCGCAGTACATTGCGACCAACAACATCAAGCCAACAACAGAAGGTGGTGGTGGTGCGGGAGGTGAAACATGATTACAGAAAGCCAAGTGTACAAACAAATCGTTGATCGGTTGGCACAGATTGATGATGACATTGCGCGGTTGCGTCAAGAGCATCTGATGCTACGCGTAGACATTCAAATTTTACTGGACAAGCGCAAATGCTCTACGACATCATAATGTGGTTTTACGCCTCTATGGCGTTGATGATAGCGGCATTACTGTGGCTGTTCAACACCCGTGAGAAGCCCCCACCAACATTTCCGCCCGAGTTAATCTGCGACGGCTGTGGTCAAGTCTGTAGTGATCTTTTAGGAGGGTATTGTGAATACTGCATCAAGAAATATTAACCGTACTGACGCCAACTGGACAGGGCGCATCGCGCGTTCAATCCACACGGGGCGGTACGTTCGACCGTACATCCCCTTGTGGCGTCGGTTGCTTATGCGAGCATTGAATTGGCTTTGACTTTAACGTCAGCCACGCGGTTTAGCCAGCCTTTGCCAAAAGTTGCAAAGGTGCCAAGGGAGCGGTAAAAGTCTTCCTTGGCTTGGCTGAACTTTTCAATCAGTTCAACAGGATCGATCGCTTGCACAGCTGCCATTGTCATCGGGCCGAAGCCACCATCAGGCGTCACGCCTACCGCAGTTTGCAATAGTTTGATAGCGCGCCCAGGGCCTGCGTTCACGCCCATGTCAAACACCATGTAATCAATACCGCTAGGCAATTCGTCCGCGCGAACAACATCCCAATATTTTTTCTTGTACAAAGGTTCCACGTTGGCGGGGGTTAACGCGCGCATATCGTCGTGCGACACTTGATGCCCAACGTGTTGCTCCCAGTTGAACTGAGTCACGCCAAGCATGGTTGAGCCTTTACGCCCATCTGGTAGCTTGTTTCCGTTATCACGCTCATCGTCTGTGAAGCCGCCCTCTGAGGCGAGCATCTGCTTAAACGCTTGATCCCAATTGCTAATCATTTACTCATCTCCGTGCTTGCTAAGTTAATGCGAGTCTTCGCTTGTGAAATGTCTTTGGGCGGTATCTTAAAACCCACCGCTATGTAGCCTACAAACCTGCCTTGTTCGGGCGGCACGGAACCACGGCACATATACGTCACGCCATGCTTGACAGCGTACTCACCGAGCTTTGAGCTTGGCACAAACGGATCGCAAGCTACTTCGCCTTGAAACATTGTGATGACTGCACGATTGTGTTCAGGTGTGCTTGTAAACAAGGCATTGACCGCACCTTCAAGCGACTTCTCTCGACCCTGATTACTCATTGCCAAGATGGTTGTGCGGCTGTTTGATTGAAGATTGACTGAATTCACAATCACCACATCTGCGCTTAGGTCGTAAATCAAAGACTTGGCAATAGCCTCAACCAACAACGGCTCTTTTAGCTCCGTCTTTTTGCTACTGATAGCACCAAGAATGACCTGCCGTGAGTCCCAAGCAAAGTATCCAGCAAACGCAACAAACGCAATCAGCACCACCGAGATCAGCTTGAACGGACTGTCTACCCACTTGATAAGATCAACAACCTTGTCTGTAAAGTCTGGGTTCCTAACAGGCGCAGGTTTTGCAACCCGTTTTACTGGCGCTCGTT